GATATATTTACATATTGATATTGTTCACGAAATCAATAACCTTTCTATTCGCTTCATCCACTTTTTTCATATCGAAACGGATATAGATGTCGGTTGTTGTACTGTTCGCCCAACTATGCCCAAGCGCGTGGGCGATTACCTCTTTGGGGACATCGAGTTCTGCCGCTACCGTGGCCCATGTGTGTCTTGCCCAATATGAGGACAAATCAGGGAATAAAGGATTTCTACTCTTTTTCCCTCCCAATCCCTTCCTTTCTGTCTCTCCAATCTGTTTTAACCCTATTCCCATACGATGTAGGAAATCCTTGTAATTTCCGTAGTCATCCATTATATTAAGAAGATAATCCTTCCCTTTGTATTTCTCAATTATAGCCTGCGCTTCCGGTTCTACTTTAATACTGTATAATTTCCCCGTCTTAGCTCTTTTATATTCAAAACGACCATTTACCAATGCAGAATGTTTTGCGTTGAACAAATCGGCTGCATTTACTCCTATGAGATAGAACATGAGCATGAACATATCCCTATATCTAATCTGGTATTCCTCACATGGGTAATCTCTCAATAACCTAAGTTGTTCTGCTGTAAGGCTGCGTTTTCGGGTTTCCTCTTTCTTTATTGAAAACCTTCTGAATGGATACAATGTTGTGTACTCCTCATCAATGGCGTAGTTGAATACACTACGTATGTTCCGTAAATGAATAGCGTAGGCATTAACCTTCATCGTCTTTGCCATCCATGCTTCAAAGTTTTCCAGCCATGACTTATCCATGCTCTCAAAAGTACAATAACTATCGTATTCCTCAATCTTGTTTCTTGTGGTTGTATATATAGACTTAGTCCCCTGATTGGTTTTCTTGGAAACGAATTCATCAAGATAATAGAGAAACGTCTTTTGATTTTCAACCTTGCTACTTATAGCGTCCTCTATCAACTTCTTCAAAGCTTTGTCTGTAGTTGATTTCAACTTTTCTTGTTGCTCTAAAGTAAATATTACTGTTTCCGCCTTGTTTATTATTCCACGGGCAACTATATTCCTCGGCTTGTAATTTTGTGCACGCACAGAATATTCATTCCCATTCCATTCTTTTTCCGATGCACTTAGCTGCGTAGCTATCATTATTTGTTTGTTGTGGAATACATTCAACTTTATCGGATAAGTACCATCTTTTTTTTGCCTTCTTTTATCAAGGTAGAATTTAACCGTTGCCATATATCTATGTTTTTAGTTTATGCAAATCTGAAAATTTGCATAGAATTTGCATACAAAGATAAGATTAAAAGGGTTTAAAAGGGTCTAAAAGCGGAATGTTATTCAGCATATATAAAAAAATAAGCAGCTACTTTATTTGTAACTGCTTGATTTTCAAGAGAGCGGAAAACGGGACTCGAACCCGCGACCCTCAGCTTGGGAAGCTCTTTTTTAGTGCATCTAAAATACTATATATCAAATATTTATTTTACATACAAAAATAATTTGCATATAATTTGCACAACAAGATTACTGCGTGTTATATTACAAACTTATGCAGCCGTTCCAATCTCATGCAAAAACTCCGGAGCTAAATCTGCCCCATTTGCCCATTCTATAGTTGTGTGCGTCAATCCGTATTGGATGAACTTATCCTTATCCAACAATTCCCCAAACACTTCTCCTGTAAGGTATGGTTTTAAATCAACCTTTTTTTTGCTTCCGTCACTGAACGTTACAAGAAGCTCATAATCTTTGATATAATCTACATCTACTACTCGTAACATAAGCATCTATTTTAAAGGTTCTATTTTATTCAGTTTATCCCCTTTTTGAGCCTTTTCCCACAAAGTAAGGATTTCCGTTTCATGCAAATCCATCCATTGGTTAACTTTGGCAATTACCTTTGCCGGTGCTTGTCCGTCTACAATTCTGTCCAAGACGCTAATGGAGCATTCATAATTACCATAAGTAAAGTGAATATGAGGGGGATTGTGGTCTCTCCAATAAAGGCTTACGATAATTCCAAAAAATCTACATATTTCAGGCATAAATTATATTTTATACAAAGGTAAGCAAATATTCCAAACGGTCAATCAATCCACCTTTATTTTTATACTCTTTCCACAGTTCGGGCACGTGATAGAGACTCCTTTAGATTTTCGCCCAATCTATTATATACCGTAAATCAATATATATCTTATTTTACATAAACCAAATGATGAAGCACATTTCCGCTTTTTGTATCAACTTCCGCCAACCTGGCTACCTAAAATTTTCATATTATAAATTTTCTTTTCCTTTACCTTTCCGCCTTTCAGTATTGCGACTTCTTGCCTCAGTTGTGCAACTTCGTTCAGTAATTTCTCATACGCTTCTGCGAGACGGAGCATGTGCTTCATCATTAGATTTACATTTTCATTCATTATATTTCAAATTAATAATTTGTGTCCTGTCGAAATAAAATATCAACAAGTTTTACATTAAAAATGTTTTATTTCAAAACATGTTTGTAAACATATATATTAAACAGCCTTTCTTCTCTCACTGAATAGGTCTTGTATTTCTTCCACAGATTTGTTCAGAGCGTTAAATCGCCTTTGTAAATCCTCAAATTGCGCTTCATACATGACTACTGTCGTTTCATACATTCGCTTCCAGTATTCAGCAGTTTCCGGAGATGGCAAATCTTCTACATCTTTTTCAGACAAAGACGAATGTGAAGTTTCATTGTCAAGGAACATTGGACCTTTGCCGGTGAGGATGTAGTTGGCGTTGACTTTATACATTTGACAAAACTCTTGTAACGTGTTCATAGACACACCGCATATTCCACGTCTTATTTTAGACATGGTGGCCTTTGATAAATTTTCTAAAGTGTTCCACACCTTATAATCGGTAAGTTCCAACTTTTCTATCGTCTCTAAAAAACGATAAGTGTAATCGTTAAACGCTTCATTATTAATATCATGTTCGGCATTATTTTTTTCATTGCCCAAATAGATATATTTCATATTTGCATCTGGAAAACATTCTGCAAACTTAGATAAGAACTTCTTGCTTGGCTCTTGTATCCCCCTTTTTATTTTAGTGAACATAGCCTCTTTAACCCCAGTGCTCTTCGCTATATTATAGAAAGATACTCCCATCCTTTCGACTTCTTCTAGAAATCTTTTTGTTAAATCACTAAGATTTGCTTCGTTTTTATTTTTACTTTCCATTTTAGATAGTATCTTTGCACACGTAACAAGTAGCAGTTGTTCGATTGACATTGTTTATACTTACCCCTTTCCGGGCTAATTATATGAGATGAATCCTGTGATAGCTGCTACCTATTACGGGATTCATTCTTTATATAAAATACAATCGGTCAATGGACATACTTAATATACCAATAGATATAATCAAAAGATACAAGGCAAGCAAGGCTGAAAAAGAATTGCTTGCCTTTGCTATTGGCATCAAGTGTCTGTATTCAAATTCTGTACTTACCGATGTAACCCCTTATAAAGTGATGAAACTGTTTCATGTTTCTCACGATAAAGCCAAACGCCTTATTAACGGAGCGTTAAACGACAGTTTTCTGTTTTCCGTAAAAGGAGGCAGCTTTCTTGCAAACACTTTTAAAAGCAAGGAAATCAAAAGGTCAATAGGGCGTACGCCTTTTATTTACACCTCTGATTATTGCTATAAACTGAATAAGAAGGAATATTCAATTCGCATGCTTGTGCATGAGCTGAACTGTATTATGCTTCTTTGTGCAGTCAATTCTATTGATAGAGACAACTTTCCGCAGAGTAACGGGAAACCGAAACAAAAACGTTGTGCCCTTACCAAGGATTTGACTTTGCGCAAACTTGGAAATATATCCGGTTCAAGCAAAAGTACCGCACACAGACTGATGAATGAAATGTTCCGAAACGGAGTAATCTCCAAGACAAGGGCGCACGGGGAAATGGTTATCCATACCGTGAATGCCAACACCGTTGAAGAGTGGCGCAAAAGAACGGGAAGAAAACATTTTATCTATAACCCCAAAGACGGAAGCGGATGGATTGTCATTCCTTGTTCTTACTCTATATGCGACAGAGGGACTACCGAGAAATATAAGCACGTTATTTATAATCACAAGAAGCGTGTAGAATCATCAAATCTCAAAGTGTCCAAGCATCCTGTTTATGAGAATCCGTTTGATAATCCCATTAACGCTGCTTATTTATGATATTTCTATTTTGGGAACATATATTATTTACAGAGAGAATGGGATTACATGGCGTATATAAACACATACGTGCGTGATAATTTAATATATAAAATATCAAGACAATGAGTAGATATTATACATTGAATTTGAATAATAACCGATTGTACAACATTTCAAAGAACGAATTATGAAAAATGAACCTAATTACACAATTACAATTTCCCGTAGATACGTTGAGGGAAAAAACAGCCTTAATGTAGAGAGAACCGTTACAAACGCCGAAGACGGTGAAGTAATATTTCATTCACTGCATGAAATTAGCAGCGACAGTGAAAAAGAATCACCTATTACGTTTCTTGAAAAACATTTAGGGCTGTACCCTCCCGAAAGCAAAAGCCAATGCAGATGTAATAGATGCCGCAATTTCAGTGATGGTTTTTACTTTCTCCGAAATGGGCGGTTCCACCGTTTTTTTAAGAGATTCAAGTTCAAGTTTTAGTCTCTCCAAATCATTTGAAAGTATTTTGTCTTGCATCTTAAATCCCCCATAGCGGTAGAATGTATCCAATTTTGAATTAAGATATATTTTACCGCCATTCTTATAACCTTCAATTTTAAGCATCCCCATATCTTCAAGTTCAATCATCACTTTTTCAAATTGCACCATACTGATATTAAGGTCTGGGACATTTTTATATTCAAAATAAAAACCATTTCCTTCTTTATTAAGAAGTTCATGCACTATTTTATCCTTTTCCTCCGGCATTATTACCTTAGGATGCTCCTTTCTCCCCTTCGATGCTGTCCTAAACTCAAACATAACAATATATTAATCAGAGTTTTACTAAAAACATGTTTTATAACATATAAAATACTAACTAAAAAAGAAAGTATTTCTTTGCGCTTTCTAAAATAGATAGTATCTTTGCACTGTTGTTTTAAACAACGTTTTAAGCAAGGCTATAAAACTAAAGTAAATACAAAGATAAGAAAATAAATAAAGAAAGCAAATATGAAGTACGATTTATCAGACATAATGAAAAAGGCTCACAACTTCTACAAGACCGGAAAATACACCTGGTCTGAAAGCTTGAAAAAGTCATGGAAGATGGCAAAGTTTTCTGTCCGCGTAAAAGAGGAAATAGCCAATATGGTAGACTATAAGTCTGCTGACGATAAAGCGTTCACTAATAGATTGAGAAAGGAGAATGAAGGCTATAAGCCGGCAAAAAGAAGCGCCTATGATAATTTCAATGCTCCGGCTTCCGTCTATTATACTTCTAACAACAGAGGGCGTTTTGGCTCTTGTTTCGTGGGTGATTAACAATAAAAACAATTAATAAAATGACTGATTGGGCAAATATTGTAAAGGTAGTTTCTGCAACTAAAACATTAGAGTATCTCCCGTTGGGAAAGCCTAAGGGAATAAAACATAAAGATATTACTGAGACTGTTATACGTTCTACTGTCACTCGGTTGTCAAAAAAAGGGTATTCGTTTTATGTAAAACCGACTTTTTATGGTACAGAAGTAACAAGAATTAAATAAAATTTCCTTATGAATATCAACAGAATATCAAAACAGACAGCCATGTTTGCAATAGGATTTATCGGCTTCTTATTCCTTCTCGGCATCGCAGGTAAATCAGATTATAATCAGGAAGTCATATACAACATGACGGAAACGGCTTACAATGTTATTGTAGATTCTCTCGGCGAAGGTTGTAGCGATACTCAAATCGTAAAGACTTATTTAAATAACAAAGAATATTACGACAGTCTAAGTTGGTAGGTTATGGGAAGAACGAAATCTGTAGGAAAGGTAGAGCCGGTCAACAAACTATGGCTTTCCGCTAAGGAAGCAATGGCATACTTAGGATGCAGTGATAAACTGTTGGAAAAACTAAGGAACAATGCCGAAATATCATTTTCCCAATATAACAAACGTACCATTTGGTACGACTTGAAAAGCATTGAAAGGTTCATAGAAAGAAACCGCGTTGTGTGAACAACGCTCCTTCCTCTTAGCTCAGCCAGGCAGAGCATCGCTATGGTTACTTGTTCGAAGGTTTAGTATCCGGTAATTTCCGGTTAGCGAAGGTCGCACGTTCGAGTCGTGCAGAGGGAGCAAAATACATAGTTCTTTGACGTATTGAATGTGAAATAAGGTTTAAGTATCTGATATTTAGACTTATTTCAATATAACCAAAGATTACGGATAGCGGAAACGCGGGGACTCCGTATAGGCTTGGTTATCGTGATTGTCTCTTCGCACCGAAATGTCCTACGGTAGAGAGTATGCGGTTTGGGCGCCCGTATCGCAAGAGACAAAGGTCATAAAGACAACATAAGCGTCCGATACAGTCTTAAATCGGTATAAAGCATGCGGTGGTAATGAAAGGCGCCCATACACGCTTATTATATATAATCCCGTGGCTCTCAATAGATGTTTGAGAGTAGTAAGGCAACCATCGGAACGCTCACGGGAACGAATTAAATTATAACGACAATGGAGAATATATTATCTTCCGGAGCGCTACTTGTCATCGTTTTCTTTGGTCTCAGTCTTTTCTATTCGTTCCTTGAGATTTTTGGTTCGATGGGGAAAAAGCCTAAAGATACCGATAACCGAAGCGCCGAGTGCAAGGATTCCATAGAAATAGATGTACACATCGGAAAAAACGTATATCACATATCTATACCCAAGACCATAATTGTTAGGAAAGACAATTAGCCAAAAGGAAGCGGCAAGGGTGCAGATAAGCAAAGGTAAATGTCCTCTTCTGTACCGTTCCCTTCCCGCTCTATATACAATAACGGTAAAAAGGTACGATATATACACGCAAAAGATAGATGCAGTGGCCGAGAAAACAACCTGCTCATAAAACTCCAAGTTGGCAAACTCTGGTATGTACAGATACAAGACAGTAAATAAGACGGGGAACGATACCGCAAAAGCGGTAAACAAAGACTTATGCTCCATATTGTAGCATTTGATTAATTCTGATAAATCCATATTTCTTAATTTTTAGTTTGGCGACACAAAATTAAGAAAATCCCCTGATAATAACGTGATGTTGCCAATCGAATTGGTTCAGGGGAACAAAAGCCTGTAAGGGTGAATAATTCATGATAGCTTTTTAATGTAAACAGTCCCGTCCACGTGCTGGTCGGGAAACACTGCGACATGGCGGAATGGTAGACGTAGCACTCTATGATAGGAATGTCAAACCTTAGATGTGCGGAGCTTGACAACTCGTCCCGGTTCGAGTCCGGGTGTCGCAACATCTTCACTACAGATGAAGTATTTGTTTAGTCGTAGCCGGGCGGTCTGTGAAGATAGTCCGGTTTTTATTTGAAACCCATTAATAACAATTATATGAAAACATTACAATTAAGTGAACAAAAAGCCCGTGAAATATATCGGAGCGGTTCAAAAGAACTAAAAACAGTATTGGAAGAATCCTTTGGAGAGGATTTCTTTTCACAAGACGTTACAGAAAGAGTGAAAACCTACCTTGATGCTTGTCACGAGTTGGGAAGGGAACCACTCGATGAGAAAAAGCTATTGGAGTTAGGCTTGACGGAACACGATATTGCTTATCAAAAGCTGGCTATCGTTACGGAAGCTCTAAATGGAGGCCAGAAACTTAATGTATGCGATGCTAACGTGAAACGCTGGTATCCGTGGTTCAAGCCTAATGGGTCTCCTTCCTCTTTCGCTTTCAACGGTTCGTATTACGCTGATGCGTCTGCGTCTGCGGGTAGCGGGTCTCGCCTTTGTTTGAAAAGCGAAAAGCTTTCCAATTATTGCGGGAAGCAATTCATTGATTTGTGGAAACAATTTATTCTATAACCCTATAAACTTACAATTATGACTTTAAATGTAGATAAAAAGAACGCTTTAAAGGCTTGGAGAGAAGCGGACAATAAAGGAAAGCAGATGCTTGAAAATCTATACGGCAAAGAAATATTTGCCAATCAAAACGTAATGGATAGAATCAAAACGTTTGAAGACGCAATGGAAGAAACAGGAAGAAAAGGTGTCCCTGATTTTTCAGATTTACCCAAAGACATGCGCAGGCATTTCATTGCGTTATATAAAATGGAAGTTATTACGGAAGCTCTGAATGAAGGCTGGAAAGCAGACTGGGATAACTCGGATGAGAACAAGTATTATCCCTATTTCATTATGTCTCCTTCCTCTTTCGCTTTCGTCGTTTCGTTTTACGGTTTTGCGTGTGCGCGTGCGGGTAGCGGGTCTCGCCTTTGTTATAAAACACGCGAACTTGCGGAATATTCGGCAAAACAATTTATTGACATTTGGAAAGACATCCAGATAGGATAAGCATACAAAGGTCGTCTGCCCTTGTCTCCTTCCTCTTTCGCTTTCAACGATTCGAATTACGATAATGCGTATGCGAATGCAGGTAGCAGGTCTCACCTATGTTGTAAAACTTCAAAGGGCAGAAACCTCACCTCTTGGTGGAAAACAACAATTCAAACGGTGTTGGTAGGTTTAACCCGAAAACTCTTATTAGAAAACAAAGGCTATGAAACGCTTTGGGAATTTATATCATCGCATCTATGATATAGATAATCTTTATCTTGCTTATTCTAAAGCTAAAAAGGGCAAAGGAAAAACGTATGGAGTTATTCAGTTTGAGAAAGATTTGGATAACAACATACTTTCCTTGCACAAAGAATTGTCGGAAAGAAGCTATATCACTTCTCAATACACGACTTTCATTATACATGACCCAAAGGAGCGTGAGATATACAGGCTACCATTTCGTGACCGTGTTGCGCATCATGCTATAATGAACATCCTTGAAGATATATGGACACCGATTTTCATTTCACACACTTATTCCTGTATCAAAGGAAAAGGCATTCATGGAGTGGTTAAACATTTGAAGAAAGACCTGAAAGATGCTGATGGAACAAAATATTGTCTGAAAATGGATATTCGCAAATATTATCCGTCAATAGACCACTCCATACTGAAACGTATCATACGTAAGAAAATAAAAGACATAAAGGTGCTTGCCCTTCTGGATGGTATTATAGATTCAGCACCGGGTGTTCCTATCGGTAACTATCTTTCCCAATTCTTTGCGAATCTATATCTTTCTTATTTCGACCATTGGATTAAGGAAGAAAAGCGAATGCCATATTATTACAGATATGCCGATGACATGGTAATACTTTCCAGCAGCAAGAAAGAGTTACACAGTATTCTTCTTGAAATCAACTCATATCTTAATGAGAAACTGCACCTGCAATTAAAGGGCAACTATCAGTTTTTTCCGGTAGATAGCAGGGGAATAGATTTCGTGGGATACGTATTTTTTCATACGCATACATTGATGCGGAAATCCATAAAGAAAAACTTTTGCCGTAAAGTATCTACATTAAACAAAAAGAATATAACCCCGCATGATTACAAAATGGCAATCTGTTCATGGCTGGGTTGGGCGAAGCATTGTAATTCTAAGCACCTTATTAAAAAGATTATTAAGAATGAAAAGATTCAGTGAATTAGGAATTGAAATTGATGCAGACCGACATATATTTCCAGTTCCGCAGGTTTCAATAACCGATATTCTTAACTGTGAAATTGAAATACTTGATTTTGAATCGGGTGTAAAAACACAGCATGGTTCAGACAGATATGTAGTAAAAATAAAACATGAAGGTACGGAATGCAAGTTCTTTACAAACTCCACTCCTATTAAAGAAGCCCTAAGCAAGATTTCCAAAAAAGACTTTCCGTTCATTACAACTATCAGAGTGAAGAAGTTGGGAGTTGGGAACAGCAAGATGTACTATTTTACTTAACCAAATTCAGCCGCAGAAAAGGTCAGAGCTATTACCGTACTAAAAGCCGTGAGAGAAGCGAAGTGCGCACCGCTTCCCTTTAACCTTGTACGGGCGGTTTAAAAACACAATACAATGGAAAATGAACTTGAAAACTGTACAAGGAGCTGAACGAAGTCAAAGCTTGCGATTTGGACTATCTTCCCAAGTATGGGTATTCTTCAAAAGAAGAAATCATTCAGCTTATAGAGGAAGACATTGAGGAGTTGCGCGCAGAACTCGAATGTAATCAATATGATTATACACCTGAAGAACTCGAAGACGAAAGGATGTTTCTTTGCGTTAGTCAAGGGCTACCAAGATATTGTTAAACTTAATATTATAAAATAATGCCAATCGTAAAAAAGAATGACGTTCTACCTGAACGTCCTGTTATTATTGTATTGTACGGAACACCAGGAGTTTAGAATATACATTTTACAATAGCAAACTACTTATTTATTATGCCGAAGAAAAATACGCTTGATGATTTTATTAACAAAGCACGTACTATTCATGGTAATCTATATGATTACTCACGTGTTGAGTATGTGAACAATAAAACTCCTGTTGAGATAGTATGCAACAAACATGGCTCATTTTATCAAAGACCGGATAGTCACTTAAATGGGAAGGGTTGTGCTTTCTGTGGGTTAGACAAGCATAGGACATTATTGTTTGGAGTAGGCATAAATGACCTATACTTAACCAAGACCTGCACCCTGTATAGGGTATGGAAAGGAATGCTGGAAAGATGTTATAGCTCTGATGGGAAATATTCATCATACAAAGATTGTAGTGTTTGTGAAGAATGGCACAAATTGAGCAATTTTAGAGATTTCTTTGATAAAAACTATATAGAAGGATTTGCTCTTGATAAAGACTTTATCATACCTAATAATAAGGTTTACAGCCCATCCACTTGCATATTTATACCAAAAGAGATAAACTCTATACTTGTTAAATGTGGTAGAGATAAAAACGGTAAACTGCATGGAGTGAATTTCAGTAAAAGACTTGGGAAGTATGTATCAAATGTTAGCTTTTTGGATAAATGTAAACGCATTCACATTGGTGTGTACGATACAATAGAAGATGCTGAAAGTGCCTACATTTCCAAGAAGTTAGATATAATAAAATCTGTTGCAGACAAATACAAGGATGCACTTCCTGTAGAAACATACAAGTTGATTATAAACCATAAATTTTAAAATATGCCTATACTTAAAAAAAATGACGTTACACCACGTCGTCCAGTAATAATTATGATTTACGGACAGCCCGGTTCGGGCAAAACTTCCATTGCAACAACAGCAGAAAATCCGGTTATCGTTGATACAGACAAGGGGTATGACCGCTCCGTTCAACGAGCTGATACGCTCATAGCTACAAAATGGGAAGATGTTATTGCAGAGCAAAATGCAGGAACATTCGACAATTACAAGACTATTGTTCTCGACACCGTTAAAGGTTGTACGGATGATTACCTACAAGTTTATGTTACAACACTTGACTACAAGTTGCAGAGAAACGCATTGAAGCGGTTTGGGGCAATGGCTGACCAATTCAAGGCTTTCGTAAACTTCTTGCGGTCAAAAGGTTGCGATATTGTGTTTATAGCACATGACAAAGAAACGCAAGAAGGTGATGTTATAAAGCACTCGCCAGACTGCACAGGTCAATCTAAGGATTTGCTGATACGCATAGCTGATGAGGTTGGATATATCTTTATGGAGAACGGAGAACGTAAAATCCAATTTAGCCCTGATGAAACGCATATCGGTAAGAATGTTGCGGAATTACCTGTCACAGTTATACCTAATGCAGCGGAACCCGAATTTGCGAACTTTATGGCAAAATTGATAGAGCAGGTAAAAGATGGCATTCAGAACAAATCTGAATCAAATCGTATTGCCCATGAACAACTTGCCGAAATCCGTGAGCAGCTTTCCGCAGCCATGACCGATGAGGATATTGTCGCTCTGATGGCAGCTACAAAGGAACTTCCGAAGGTGATGCAGAATCCGTTCTTTGCCGAAATGCAGAAAAACCTTGCGACAAAGGGTTACGTCTTTGATGCGAAACAGAAGAAATTTGTGAAGCAATGAAAAAGCCTCTTATAAGGGTCACTCAGTTAGAAGCCTTCCGACGATATATAGAGCAATCCGAATACGCTAACTATGAGATAACCGAGCAATCGGTTATTGAAAGCATAACAGGTGTGTTTGAAGGGAACACCTATACAAAAATCGGAAGTGCTTTCCATAAAATTGTAGAAGAAGGTACACCGCAATGCGAGAAAGTAGAAGCAGGCGAGCGTACCTTCCTATATTATGGGAAAGAACAGAAAGAGCATATACCGTGCGGCAGGGCATTCGATATTGAAGGGAACAAGGTGATATTGGACGTTCCGCAGTGCAAGGTAGCTCTTGCGTACCGTAACGAACACCCCGATGCGTTCCACGAGATAAGGCTTTACAAGGACTTTGGCGATGCGGTTGTTACAGGTTGTGCCGATATGATAGATGGAGTTGAGATAAGGGATATTAAGACCAAATACTCCACACCGTCTGATGCGGATTACATCAACTCCTGCCAATGGAGATTCTATCTCCAATTATTCAATGCAGATGTATTCCATTTTGATTTGTTTGTATTTGAAGGATATGATAAAGAGAAGCATGGATATGATGTCAGAGGTATTCCGTTGAAACGTTATGGTCCTGCAATAACATGCTATCGCTACGATGGTATGGAGCAGGATAATTATAATCTGCTTCGCTCCTTTCTTGAATGGGCTGAATACAGAGATTTGACCAAGTATTTACTTAAAGAAACAATAGAATAGAAAATGAATTTAACCGGAAGCGTAAATTTGCTAAAGCTCGAAAAAGTGGGCATAGCAACAATTAAGAATAAGAAATGCGTTGTCATTCCTATAGAAGAAAACGACCTTTATGTAAGTATGGACGAGAACCTGAAAGCAAAAGCCGTCTATCTTAACGTTAATATTAATGAGCGTAGAGAGCCGAGCCAATACGGAAATACCCATTACTGCAAACAATACTTATCAAAGCAGTATAAGGATGCGAACAAGACAGAAGCAGAAGCCAAGTCAAAGGTTTACTTGGGAGACTTCAAGCCTTATGAGTTTGAGGGTTCCGGGAATGCTGCGGCTACGGTGGAAGCGCCAACCTTACAGACCGACGGGGAAGACGACCTTCCGTTCTGATGTGTAACCTATAAACATATAATATCATGCTGTACGAATTTAAGCTAAAAGTAAACAAGGTTAACGAGAAAGGCGATGAAAAGGAAGTCACCGAACATTACATAACCGATGATGAACTTTTCGGTCATGTGGAATTGAAAGGCAATGAGCTATACAACGGTGAGTGTGATGTTTTCGCAATCAGCCGGAGTAAGATACGTGAGATTGTCAATGAGAAGCAGGAAGATGAGTTCTTTTATAAGGTCACTCTTGTTGAGATTTTCGTAGACGAAAACGGGAAAGAAAAAGAGAACAAATATTATGTTCTAATAGCTGCAAAAGACATGGACGATGCCAACAAAAAGGCAGCGGAATACATGAAACAGGGGCTTCAAGATATGAAGCTGGACGCTATTGCAAAGACAAAGATTTTAGACTTGATATAATTAATCGAAAGCCCTCTGCTCACGCAGAAGTCCCGTGAAAGGTTCGGGTTAAGTGATTTAATTTCAGCTAACAGTTAACTATCCCGGTGTGGCTTGACCGCCTATCCGGGAACTATTTGTTAACCTGCCTGTCCGGTCTGTGAAGATTGGGCGGGCAAAAATGGTGGTATGGCGGAACAACGAGAGACGCTAAAGTGAAGCTCTTATAGATAGGTTGGTAAGTCAATGTGTTACGGTTAGCCGTAAAAAAAATTCAAACCACTGAGTTAATAACGGGTAATGCCGAATAGACCGCAATGTCAATGAATAAACTACTTGGTGAAAGTCCAAGAAAAACTCCTATCATGCAGGTGCAAGTCCTGCTACCACCTCATAAATGTGAGCCACACGTAAATGGCATGGGTTAGTAATAATGGTTGTGCCCTGGAGAATACGCTTCGGGGCTTTAATAAAAAACATCATGGAAACAAAAGAAATTACCAAGACTATTTACACTGCAAATGACGGGAAAGAGTTCTTAACGAAAGAAGATTGCGAAAAGCATGAAAGGTTTGTTGAAGAAATACTTTCACGTATTAAGTATTTCTGTATCAGATGTAATCCTGACTTAACAGAAACAGGAAATTTCTCTCATAAAATATATGTGGCTGTGTTTTCTAAACATTACCTATATAAAGATATTGCATTTCAATGGGCTTTAAAGAAGTTTGGTACTTACTTAGGGGAAAGCGTAATGGGATATGGCTTCCAACCCCATTTTAATGTAAGTGAAGTTTCTAAAGAAGAATACGAAAACTGCCCACCTACTGAATGGGGAGGCTCGAAATTAGAAAGTGAGAAAATATTCCTTAGTCCCAAATCGGTAGAAGGATTTCCTGAAAACATTGACTACATGGAAGAATGGGGATTTAAATAAAAACTTGAATGAAACTTACAATAACCAAATCCGAAGGTGCAATCATTCAGAAGCTTATCGCAGACCGAAAGTCAGACATTCATAATATTGGAGGTGACAGCAAGCAGGCAGAGCGTCTAAGTAAGCTGAACAAGAAGATTGCAAGGCAGATAAAGAAACAATACAAGACATGAGTCCTTACGTAATAACTTCTGAGGTTCTTATTACTTATGACGGAAAGAAGATACCGTTGGAAAACATAGAAAGTGAAATAATGACCCGACCTATCCAGTTGACTAAGGAGAGGATACTCGATGCTTTCTCCATGATGAAAGATAAGCCGGTGGATGTGGAACTTAAAATCAAATATATATGAAGAAAAAAAGAGAGTATATTACAATCACAACCGAAACGGACATATATATAGACGATTATCTCGATGATTTTATGACCGTCGCCTCTGATGAAGATTTGATTGAAGAAATAGAAAAACGAGGGCATGTGGTATATAAAAAAGGAATTCCCATTACTCCTTTTGGAGAGCAACCTATTGAATTTAACAATCCGACCGATTTAAAAAGGCATTTATGCGACATAGCTAATGCCGGCTATTGTATATCCAATGAAGAACTTATCAATGAAATAAAATTAAAACTACCATAATTTGCATGAGACATTTAGAAGACAAACTCCAAAAAGCTTGCGTGAAGTGGTTTGATTACGCATATCCTAAATATAGGCTAACTCTCCATCACTCTCCAAATGGCGGAAAACGCAATTCCATTGAAGCTGCAAAGTTCAAGCAGATGGGTGTTCGTGCAGGATTCCCCGATTTGGTACTTCTTATACCGAATAAGTTTTATCCTTTCTGTGGGGTGGAATTAAAGACTAAAACAGGCAGGCAGTCGGAGAATCAGAAAGCCTATCAGAAGGAGTTTGAGAGTATCGGCGCTAAATATGTCGTTGTCCGGTCACTTGATGAGTTTATAAAAGTTGTAAACGATTATTTGAAAGATGTATGACAATGGCAAAAGATAGCTTTATACTATATAAGTCTTTCTACAAACCTATATCAAGATTATCAGACAAACAGCTTGGACGATTATTCCGTGCAATTTTCAAGTATCAACTTGGCGAGGAGGTTACGGTAGAGGAGGACATTGAAATGGCATTTGGTTTCTTTATCAACCAATTTGAGATAGACGAAACTAAATATCATGGCATTGTCGAGAGAAACCGGAACAACGGGCGTAAAGGTGGTGCTCCGATTGGGAATAGCAACGCAAAATCGAAACAACCCAAACAACCCAGTGGGTTAAATTCAACCCAAACAACCCAAAACAAGCCTAATGAAAATGATGATGAAAATGATATAGAGAAAGAATCTCCTAACGGAGATAAGAAAGCGATTCCCAAAAACAAGGAAGTTGATTTGTCTTTTGTTGATGAGGATTTTAAAGATGCATTTAGGGAATGGCTTGGATATAAGCGCGAGCGAAGGGAAAACTATAAATCTGCTAAGTCGCTAAAAATGTGCTATAATCATCTATTAGAGTTAAGTGACAACAACCCCCAAAAAGCAAGATGTATTGTTGAGCAATCAATAGCAAACAACTATTCCGGATTATTTGAACTAAAAAATTATGGAAAGAATCGGAAACCTGATACTGAACCAGACAAAAGCTCCGCCGGTATCAAATCAATCGTCTTCGGCAAACAAAGCTAATCAGAAACAATGGAGCAAGGAGCAGGCTGATATGTACTGGCGCAACCAACTCGTAGCTTCCATGAAATCCGTTTCCCCAGCCTTTACAGTTGATGATAGCAACCGCCAACTGCTGAAAGCCCTTTATCAATGGGTTTGGGGGATTCCCGGAGTATTGGATGTAAGAAAGGGATTATTATTACACGGCTCTATCGGAGTGGGCAAGTCCACTTTGCTGAAAGGGCTACAGAACTATGCGGCAAAAATCGCCCGTTATTGTATTGGCGGCGCGGATGCTGGATTGACCTTTCAGTTTACCAGTGCTGCCGAGATTGCCTTACAGTTTGCCGAGAAAGGTATTATCGGGTTGAACCTGTACACAGATAGGTCATGTATGCACAATCTTGCCATTGACGAGGTAGGACGGGAGCCTATGGATGCCAAGTACTTTGGTACGGGCATAAATGCCATTCAGACCGTTTTACAACTCCGTTATGAGCAGCGATATAATTTCTATACCCACATGACTACCAATCTTGACCCAGACAAGGAGTTATCTCAACGGTATGGAGCCTATATAGCCGACCGGGTGAAAGAGATGTTTAATGTGATAAAAATCGAGGGGGAAAGCCGAAGATGAAAGATATAAAACTGATAGCGACTATTCTGTCAATCCTGACAGCGTATGCCGCTTTTTATTTTGTCTGCTACTGGATAGCGGACTATTGTTTAAGGACTTACTTGTGACTGATGAAAAAAAGATACACGATTATGAAACCAAGAAAACAATTAATTGACGCCGCCACAGCTGATGGTAGCATTGACAGAATGAACAGCCTTCTTTCAGCCGCACACATACTGAACTGCGAAGCCAACATGCTGATGGAGGAAGCAGCAGACTTGATGAGCGCCAAAGGACTGCTTCTCGGAAACCTGAAGAGGCTGCATAACAATTTCGTTAAAAGCGCAGATTTGTACTTTCTGGAATTCTCCTCACTCGTAGAGACAGAAAAATCGAAGATGGATATGTTCAGGGACATGGACGACTTCGACGCCAAGTTCCGCGAGTGGGCAAAATTACCGTCTGATTGGAAACCTAAAGAAGTGAAACAATGAAATTATTGAAAGAAATAGCATAATGAAAGAATATATAGAATTTCTGAAAGACAAGATGGCCATCAGTCGTCAGACCGGGTTTGAAGTCAATCCGGATGAATTAACCCCGTCGCTATATCCCCATGTGAAAGATACTGTTCGTTGGGCGGTGTCCGGCGGTTGCCGTGCGATATTCTCCAGTTTCGGTATGCAGAAAACCGTTACTCAGTTGGAGATACTTCGGGTAGTTCTGAAACACAAAGGTGGCAAAGGGCTGATAGTATGTCCCAAGCGTGTAGTAGTTGAGTTCCTTACACAAGCGGAACAACATCTGCACATGAAAGTGACCTATGTACGAACTATGGCTGATGTGATGATATGCCCGACTGACATCATGGTCACAAACTACGAACGTGTGCGTGACGGTGAAGAGGGGGTAAGAATAGAACCTTCCTATTTCACCGTAACATCATTAGATGAAGCGAGTGTATTGCGTGGTTTCGGTACTAAGACCTATCAGGAGTTTCTTCCCTTGTTTGCAGGAGTACCGTACAGGTTTGTCGCTACTGCCACACCATCACCTAATAGATACAAGGAATTGATACATTATGCCGGTTATCTCGGTGTAATGGATACAGGGCAGGCGCTTACCCGTTTTTTTCAGCGTGACAGCACGAAGGCAAATAATCTTACTCTTTACCCGCATAAGGAAAAGGAGTTCTGGCTTTGGGTAAGTACATGGGCGTTGTTCCTCACCAAACCGTCCGACCTCGGTTATCCCGATATAGGATATGAACTGCCGGAACTGCGTGTACATGAAGAAGTGGTTAGTGTTGATAACTCCACAGCCGGAACCGACCGTGACGGACAAGTGAAGATGTTCCGTGAGGCTGCTCTTGGTCTTGCCGACGCAGCGAAAGAACGCCGGGACAACATGCAGGAAAAGATTGCCCGTGTGGTGGAAATTATTAACCGTCCTGAAAACAAGGACGACCATTTCCTTTTATGGCATGACTTGGAAAATGAACGGAAGGCATTATGTGACGCCATACCCGGATGTAAGGCTGTATATGGTTCGCAGGATGATGATGAAGCGGACAAGGTGATAGCGGATTTCAAAGACGGCCGTCTGAAATATCTGGCCGCCAAACCTGAAATGCTTGGTGAAGGTTTGAACTTCCAGTACCACTGCCACAAGGCAATCATGTTCATCGACTACCGTTTCAATGACAAATTCCAGGCAATAGCCCGTATCTACCGGTTTATGCAGCAGCATCCGGTTGACCTTTATCTGGTCTATGCGGAAAGCGAGGGAGAGATATACAAGAGCTTCATGCAGAAGTGGGCGCAACACCGCCAAATGGTAGCCAAGATGACCGATATAGTCCGCGAGAACGGTCTGTTCGGTTTGCAGGCAGAGGAAAAAATGATGCGGTGGATGTTCGCCAGTCGGGAAGAAAAATCCGGTAAACTTTGGAGGGCCATAAATAACGACAATGTTCTTGAATGTCAGAAAATGGAAAATAATTCAGTAGACCTGATTGTAACCAGCATCCCGTTCTCCAACCACTATGAGTACACTCCGACCTATAATGACTTCGGGCATAATGAGGACAATAGCAAGTTCTTTGAGCAGATGGATTACCTTACTCCTGAATTGATGCGTATATTGAAGCCTGGCCGGTTGGCTTGTATCCATGTGAAAGACCGCGTACTGTTTGGCAACGCCACAGGTGACGGTATGCCTACCATCGACCCGTTCAGTGAAATGACTGTATTCCACTACATGAAACACGGGTTCCGCTACATGGGGCGTATAACAGTGGATACGGATGTAGTAAGGGAGAATAACCAGACTTACCGACTTGGCTATACTGAAATGTGTAAGGACGGTTCAAAGATGGGTATCGGTTGCCCGGAATATGTTCTTCTTTTCCGCAAGCTGCCTTCTGATACCTCACGAGCCTATGCTGATTTTCCGGTGGTAAAAAACAAGAGTGAATACTCGCTTGCCCGTTGGCAGATAGATGCTCATGCAAGCTGGAAATCTTCTGGTAACTCTCTGTTGAGTTACGAGGATATGAAAGGTGCCGGTATTGATAAAATACGCCATTTGTTCAGGAATTATGAACGCGAGCATATATATAACTACGAGGAACATGTATCATTCGCTGAGGAATTGGAAGCCTACGGAAAGCTGCCTAAAACGTTCATGGCTGTTGACCCGGTAAGCAAGAAGCCCTGGATATGGGATGATGTAACCCGAATGCGCACACTCAATACGAGACAGTCGCAGAAGAAACGGCAGAACCACATCTGCCCACTTCAGCTGGATATTGTCGAAAGACTGATTGAACGGTATTCAAATAAGGGTGAACTGGTATTCGACCCATTCGGTGGTATCGGAACCGTTCCTTATTGTGCTGTTAATTTAGGACGTAAAGGATTATCTACTGAACTGAATTACGATTACTGGAAAGACAGCCTTTCATACTTGTATGAAGCAGAAATGGAAGTGAGCGCGCCCACGTTGTTTGACTTATTGGATGATGCAGTATGAATGTTCATCAGACAGTCCCCCGCTCCGATTGCACCTCTTTCGCGAAATGTGGCAAGCATTCCCTTGCCTATTGCCGAAAGTACGGTGCATCCGAATGCGGCCCGTGCGAGATAGTGAAGCGGAAACCGAGGAACCGGGTGATGGTGGACGGGGTAGAACGCAAGGTGTGCAGCCGCTGCAAAAGACAGCTTTTACTATCCTGCTTCTATGACAGGACAATCTATCGCAACGGAAAGGCGTATCACATCAAGACATCATGGTGCAAGATGTGTGTTTCGGAAGACAATCGGGAACGGAATAAAAGAAAGGAAAACAAATGAATATAAAGAAAATAAAGGAACATAGCCCTCAATCCTTTTTAGACGATTTGAAACGGGTAAGAGAAATCATGGTCTATGCAGCGCATACCAACTCCTATTATAAGATTCTTAAACACGAATTGTTGAGAGATGCGGAAGAGAAAGCCATCACGTACTATATAACGGATTCTATATTCGCCAGAAAGCGTGATGTCATGGTAATAATTTAATCGAGAAGAATATGAAACAGACAACTATCCCCGCTTTTAAATACTGGCTCCGGATACACGGCTTTCGCTTAGAATGGTTCGGTATCTGAACAAAAAACAATCCAATCAAGATTAAATCAAGAAAAAGAAATAAGATATGAAACAGACAATAAAAGAAGCAGCAAGGGAAGCAATTCATAAGCATTATAATTGTAATGGGACCTATCCATGTTCAGAACGTGAATATTGCGAACATTGTAACGGTCATAATACAGCATTCGATTGTTGCGAATGTGGTGCAGATGAATTTAAAGAAGGATTTATTGCCGGTGCGAACTGGCGAATCAACAGCGTGTGGCATGATGCAAGCGAAAGGCCAGACAAAGGGAAGATGCTCATTGTGGAGGATATTGACAGTGCTTATGATTTGGTCTATTTAACCAAAAACAGGCCATGGGAAGAACTTTCGGAAAAGAATCATTATATGCGCTGGGCATACATCGAAGATTTACTACCTAATATGGAGGATTAAATCATGAAACCAATTTTGCTTCAAGCAAGTTGGAAAAGATTGTGAACTACATAAATCAGAACATTCAATAAGGATAAGTTATGAAACAGACAGTAGAAGAAGCAGCCCGCACTCATTGGAGTGAAAGTACATATAATAAAGATGCAGAGCTTGCCTATGATGAAAGAGACTGTATAGCTATCAAGGCATTGGCAAAAGCGATTGTATTACGGGCTTTTAAGAAAGGTGCAGACTGGCAGGCAAGGCAATCTCCGTGGATAAGCGTTGAGGAACAGTTGCCAAAAGAGGGGCAAAAAGTTTTTGTTTTGGTGATGTGTTATGGCACACCATGTATTCGAGAAGAAAAGTTTTGTAGAAATAGCAATTTAGACAAAAAGGGAATGTGGATTCACGGAAACAGTATCGTGCTGGCATGGTTTCCCATCCCCTCTTTCGAGGGGATACTCGAAGCCAACAAGGATGTACTGGAACGGATTAAGGAGAAAGGAGACTGAATTATGGATAAACAAACCAACAATATTTGCTGTGAAAAATGCAAGCATTATCTCCATGTGGTAGATAGAGAGAACCGTTCTCGCGGATATGTATGTGCTTTATGGCTGGACGGGATAGCTGGTAGTTTGGACTGGTTCTATCCGGATGTGAAATGTTTCGAGAAAAATACAAGAGATGGAAAAGTACAGAATTAAGACACATGGAGTATATGGCCATATTTTTGACGTTCAAGTGAAAAAGTGGTATGGATGGGTACTCGTTAAGAGGTTTAAGGCGGATGTGAGTTCTAACGACGCGATGATAGACAATATTTATTACTGTGAAATACTATCCAAGGAACTTTTGGAAAAATTGGAGGAGGAATTATGAAATCAAAACAAGTATTATCAGTCGAACAGATGAAACATTTGCAGGAGCTTGGGCTGGATACAAGCGATGGAAGCATGTGTTGGTGTTACGCTCTGTCTTATAAAAATGCAAAATGGGAACTTGAAATATATGAAGATGTAATTAATCAAAAACGAGATAGTGCATTTTGGGAAATAATTTCCACTTACACCTTGCAAGACATTCTCGATAAGCTGCCGCGATACATAAATGTCTTCTGTATAACGTATAAGCTGTGCGTTAAGCCTCTTTTTGCTTGTCCTTGGGCTATAAGTTATCAAAAAAGCATGTCTGAACCATTCATCGTTAAAGTTTCCGGAAATCTATTGGATGCAGCCTACGAGATGCTGTGCTGGTGTATTAAAAACGGATATGTTGAAAAGGAGGGTAAATAATGAAAGCGAGAATAAAAGAGACTGGAGAGATTGTAGAGGTTGAAGGCTTATTCGACGTTGGGACTGCCTTAGTGAAAGGTAGGTATTTCAAAGTGTCAGAACTCGACTTCTTTGATAATTTTGAAACTATTGATTGGGAGCAAAGGCGTTATGAATTGGCGAAAGCTGCTATGCAAGGGTATTGTATTGCTTTAGGAATAAACGATGACAGTGAAACTTATGATGATATTGCAATAGGCTCTTTGAGGGTGGCTGATGTACTAATAAAGAAATTGAAAGGGAAATAACCATGGATATAGAAGAAGCAAAAAACAAGAAAGCGAAAGCCGAAATGGAGATAGCTCATATTCTGGAAAAGCTAGAAGCCGAAACGGGTTTAAAAGTCAGCAACATGCTTTGTATATGTAGAGAAAAGGATAAATCTGCGTTAACTGTTTCCCCCATAGAGCATATAAAAACCAATATAATCTTAACGTTATAACTATGGAAATAAAGAATGTAGGACAACTTAGGAAAATCATTGAGAACCTTTCCGATGATTACGAAATTGAGATGAGAATCAGACGCAAATTAACACAGGAAGAATTGAAACATTGCAGATACCCTTATCCTTATGATACGAAATATCTTACTTTGGAATTTGACGATATAGGCGTTTCTAGCAAGGTGCTATGTTTGGGTGTAACTTCTAATGATTGATGATATGGAAGTAATCGATTTTCTTGAAGTAGCAATACTTTGCTTGTCATTATTGATAGTCATTCCTATACTTATGTTTATTTGGATTGACTGGGAACGAATTGAATCTAAAAGAAGAAACAGATGGAAATAAAGAACGGAATAATAATAGGCGGAGTGCTGCATGAAATTGTGCCAATGAGAGAAAACTACTCGTGTGACAATTGCAGCTTGGAAGAAAAATGCGATAAAATAGATTTTTTCTTATGTGCATTAATTGCTGGAAGGCATAATTCTGATGAACGTTTTATCAATCGTGGCAAAGTGACAGATATTAAGATAGATAAGGAGGAATAACTATGGGATTTACAACACCGTGTTTCATAAGAAAGAATACACCGGAGCTTCGGAAGAAGCTGGAAGAGTTGGGATATGAAATCCTTAATTCTGGTGATACAACTTTAGATGCACATAATTATGACGGCAAGGGAAGTCATAAAAGTATCGAAGAGGGAAAGGCTATCATAACGTCTTATGGTAATTTATATGGAGTGATATATGATGTAGATACTGTCACCAAGAAAGTAAGAATTGATTGCGGAACCAACGAAGAGCTTTTCTTGGCTATCGCTTCATTGAGGAATGATACAGACAAGAACCAATGGTTTACGGATGGAGATAAATGGATTCTGTGTCCGGAAATCAAGTTCTCTACCTATTGGACTTACAATGATGTTGACATTAACACGGATACCATCCACAAGGCTACCGTAAACGAACTGATTGAACACTTTAAAGTATGAAGAAAATAATTATCATTTTGGCAACAGTTGCACTATTCGGGTGCAATAACTCTGGAGAATACCCTATAGAACACCGTACAAACGAGGGAAGCGTGACTTATCTCAATGATAGTATAGTGATTATCCGTACCCATAAAAAGGGGGTTGGCAACTACGAAACGAAGATTATTAATTTGAAAAGACAATAGCCATGACCGAAGAACTTGTAACATTAGAGACTGCGAAGCTGCTGAAAGACAAGGGCTTCAATTGGAAGTGTGAACACCTAATAGACCGTAATAAGGTTATTACAAAATATGACCTTCCGCAAAGTATGTCGTGTTGTACGGAAATAGATGGCGAACCTGTTGAATTTTTGTGTCCAACATTGTATATCGCCCAAAAGTGGCTGCGTGAAACCAAGAAGCTACACGTTGAAGTATCCTATATGTATGGAGACTATTGGATATATGATATACTAACAATACCGAACCATGATTTAGTGGGATTATCCGACAGGCCTTTGGTGCATTATAAAAGCTACGAGGAAGCACTTGAAGCCGGAATACAAGAAACTTTAAAACTTATATGAGAATGGACCCTGTTGTAAATGATGCTTATAGGCTTAGAAAACTTTTAGAAAAAGCAACGGGGCTAAAAGTATATAAGTCGGAACTAATAGCCAACTATTTTAATGGCTATCTAAGTATAGTACAAGAGTACAAGAATGAAACCAATCCTCACATTACAGTAGCACAAGGTAGCTGGTCGATAGAAAACGGTGGGGAGTATAAAATTTCACTCTATACACCTACAATCGTTATTAAAGGCAAGAGGATACTTAATACTCGTTTTGTAAAAGATGTAGCCTATAAGATAGTGGAAGCATTAAATGATGAATTTGGGGAAGATAATTGGAATACGTGCAATGAGGAGCAAAAGTGTTGGCTTCCCATGTCTCGAAACTCTTTCTATTTACAAATCCCAAATTTTGAGAAATATTAAAACTTATATGATTATGAAAGCAAACCTAATATTTTTTCTTGCGATATTCATCGTATCAGCATTATTCATCGGGCATTTCCGGTTGACATTCTCACCGTTCAGTGTATCCCTGCCCTATTGGCATAGGACTGTAGGAGTTATTCTTATCGTTGCAGGATGCTTGGTCTACAATATAGGTGAGCGTGTATCCGGTTACAAGAAAGGACTGGATGAAGGTGTGGAGATTGTTTTGAAAGAGTTACAAGAAAGGTACAACCATGAGTAAATACATGAATTGGGAACTCTATGATAAACCACCCGAGGGTTTCTCCATTGACAAGCATACTGGCTCTCCTTTGGCCGGATACGACTTTTACACAAACGGGAAAAGCGTCTTAAACGGAGGAGTAAGAATTCTTGTAAAAGCTATGAATGTTCATGTTAACGACATAACAGATAACCATCACCCCGTGAAAAAATCTATCCCCAATAGCAAAGAACCTAAACAAGACCCGATGATTAACCGTAATGTGCGTCAACGGGTAAATGTCTTTGCACGCGAGAGGTTTAAAGTAAAGCTGCTACAAGAAATAGAATTTGATTTAATGGTGTGTCAACTCGAAGGCTGGAGCATGGAAAGCTACGTCAATGAGCTTAAGCAATTGATTGATGATGTTTATCGGAGAATGGTTAAGACAAAGAAAAGGAATATCGAGACTACCAGTAACCCAAAACTTGAATTTAAAGATGAATGAATTATATATACCTCCACAGCGATTAAACCGCAACCCTATTAACGGGCGGTTTTTGAAAGGAAGTATCCCCCATAACAAGGGGAAGAAATGGGATGATTACATCCCTTCGCATAAAAGGGAAAGTATGATTAAAGGATTAACCTTAGGGAGAACGGGAAACCCTAATATAGCGGGCTGCAATGCAAAGAAAGTAGTAGCTATAAAGAGCGGACGGTTACAAGGTGTTTTCCAGTCCTCTAACGATGCGGAACGAAAGACTGGCATTTGCGCCCGTAATATCAGGAATTGCTGTTCCGGAAAGCGTAAACACGCTGGCGGCTATCAATGGTTTTGGGAAAGCGATAATAGTTGGTGTGAATTAATTATAAATGAATAATATAACCATGAGTAAATTAGAGCACATCGCCACAATTGATTACTGCTACTGGAGATTAAACAAGCTCAAAGAACAGCTTTCCAAGCCTAAATCGACTATGGAGCAGTTGGTTGATAAAGCTTGCGGTTATAATGAAGTAGAAGAAGTGAGAAAGGAAGCTATGACCCTTTTGGAACAGATTGTTGAAAGTAAAAAGGCTATCGGTGTGAATTATTCGGGAGATAGCAAGTTCCTTGATAAATTGAAGAGTAAATAATGTTATGAGTAAAAAGAAAGTATATATCAGTCTGCCTATCACTGGGTATGACATAAAAGATGTTGAGAAAAGATGCAAATCTGCTTCTGAGTTGATAGAACAACTTGGTTTTGAAGCTGTATCTCCCTTAGAGGTATCTTCAAATCCGGACGCGAGTTACGAAGAGCATATAGGCAGGGATATTACTGCCCTGCTCCAATGTGATGCTGTAATATTCCTCGAAGGGTGGCATTATTCCAATGGATGTAGTCTTGAACATAGTGCAGCCGGGATTTACGAGAAAGAGAGATTATTTTCCATTGGCGAATTGAAACGCTACGCAAAAGAAACTATGTATGGGGTTTAATTTTGAAAAACTAAATGAGTTGTCAAACGACCGTTCAAAAGAAGTCATGAGAAAAGCAGGCAGAATAATCAGAGACAGACACTCCCGCATCCCGGACAAATACAAGAAGATTGACACTGCGGTCAACGGGGATGCGGAAAGCTTTGCCGAACAACACAAGGAAGTGGAAAGAAGGCTATTCCCTCTACGCCTTAACAAGACCACTGTTATTTACGTCACAAAAGACAAACAAAATGAAGCATATGCAGCGAAGGCACGTAAACGGATGGGGATAGCAGAGCCGAAGAAACCTTTCGTTGACCCGCTTTCGGAAGAAAACATTACCAAGTTGTACAAGGAAGAAAAGATACCGCCCCGCAGAATGGCTGAAATGTTGGATGTGAGTGTGAGGACAATATATCTAAGATTGGCTAAGTATGGACTTACAAAAGTTAAATGCAGATAATATGAAAGAGAATAATATTTTAAACAAAGAGATTTATACAGAGGCTATGATAGCAGCTTCTAAGGTTGATTTCCTTGAAAGCAAGGATGAGATTAAGATGTATGCCACTTCGCTGTATAACGCAGTAATGTGGGGCAGAAATCATACGGTTAAAGCAAAAGAATTAGAGACACCAAGCTAATACCCTCACCAAAACGGCAAGCGGTATAACCCAATGGAGAACCCGTTCAAGGCGTTCTAAACGTTCCATTGGATAACCCGGAAAAGGCGGCAATAGTCCATGTAAAGGACATTGTCCGCCAATTCAAGCAGTTCATCTATGTAATCCCTTTTTCGCATCACGTTCAAGTTTTCTACGTTGTTGGCGGTTTATACCATTTGCCGCGGCAAGGCTGTTCAGCGTCTCTTTCTGTTCGGGAGAAAGCATGTTATATACTTCTTCCCGTGATTTGCCTGATAAAATGGCTTGTACTATTTTCCACATAAGCTACGTCTACAATGTTCACACAAAAATTTCTTCGCTACCGGGAACATCTTCTGTCCCACATATCCGCTAAGGTACTGCGCCTCTTCCCCGTATGGGTCGATGCCGAACGCCCGTGAGATATGCCGGCATAGATGCCCCTTTTCGTGGTCGAAAGAGTTCTGAAACTCTGCCGGAGAAGAAGTAAGGGCTATAACCATTACGGTTTGCCTGTTTCGGATATTGGAGTAAGTGATACCCGTATTCAGATTGCAGGAGCGCATGTTCTTATAGGCATTCGCCAAATCCATCCCCCTGCATCCTACCCGCTGAAGGTCAGCGATGATACGGTCGGTATAATAGCAGTCCACCGCATAATATACACGCACTTCCCAATCATAATCCGGTATGTAAAATTCCTGTATTATCATAGGCTACATCATCTGTTCCCACATGATAGGATTGCCGGAGCCTATGCAGTCGGCATAGAACCGCGTGAAAGGCATTCCATTGTAAGCGTCCACATCATCTATGTAATCCTTAATGAACAATGCGAGATGGGCTTCGTCAGTGATAGAACTTTTGTAGTAATCCGACTTCGCCATGTTTGCCACGTAAACGCTGTCGTACCCTGCATCCTTCTCCAGGTTTATACTGTACTTTTTAAGAAGCTCCTCTACCTGTTCTTTGCTGATTGGTTCAAGTTTTTCCTCCTTTCCCGTAGATTTGTTTTCCATCTTCATGCGGGAAACAGCCCATAGGCACATCTTCTTGCTGAAATGCCATCCGTACTGGCTGAGATAGTCAGCCATTGCAGGCGGTATTCTGTCGTATGTATCTAATCTTTGTTTCATATTTTCCTGATTTTAAGTGATTGGCAAAAGAGGGGAATAATCCCCTCTCCATTACATGAACTCTCCGTTGGCGCGTCTGCGTCTGCGTTCGCCCATATCATCACCGTAAGGCTGTGAATCGCGGCGTTCGTTGTAAACCGGATATTCCGGGAAGTAACCCGGCATACGACGTTCTCCCATATCCGAGCCGCCGCTATAGCTTCCACCGCGTGAACCACCGCTGTTACGATAGCCCATTTCACCGCCCTGCATCTCACGCATGGCTTTCTCGTAACCATGACGACAACCCTCTCTATAGGCTTCTTCCATAGGATTACCGCCTCTCATACCGAAGTCACGGTCATATTCTCCGCGCCCTTCTTCCAATATTTCCCACATTCCCATATTATTTCTTTGTTTTAGATGTTTCAGCAACTCCGAGCTGTTCCATAAGCCGTTTGTTCAATTCCATAAGGTCGGACATGTTCTTGCTCATTTCCGCCATTTGCCCTTTCAGAGAGGATATTTCCTGCTCCTGACGTTGTTTCTCTGCAAATTCAGGGTTCAAGAGCGTCAGCATCTTGTCACATCCCGCAATGACGGAATTGTGGAAGTCCATGCTGTTGATGATGTCTATGCTTTTCTGTTTCATAGAAGCGACCTCGTTATTCATCGCATCACGAGAGCATGACACTACGATATTGCCGTTCTGTCCGAAGTCGGCTATATCCATGCCGGCAGGTAGATTTTGGAAAGTCGTGTTCTGCCCGTTGATACAGACAACGACATCCACAACCATTTCCATTTGGGGCAACTGCCCCATAGGGGGTGCCATAGGATATTTCGGCTTAGGAGCGGAAACGCTGACTACCGGACCGTATTCGATAAACGGGTTAGCATCCTTATGAAGTATATACAACTGGTTATTGGTACGAAGTGATTGAAACATATTGGTTTGATTTTAAAGGGGTGTGGCTATTTCCATTTTGGAAACAACCACAAAGCCCCATGTTAACTACTTGCTCTTTTGAGCGGTTGCTTCTGCTGTCGGAGTCGGTGTCGATGCGGTTGTCGGACGATACCCACCGTTAACAAGGAACAGTTCGTTGGTGTACTTGTTATAGTGGATTTCGTAGATACCCGTTCCGGCAAGGTTGCCGACAGTCACCGGCTCATTGTTGTAAGCCAGCAACGGTCTTGTATCCCCATTAGTCCCTATCAGTATCGGGAGTGTAGCAGTCGTACCGGCAGGTATCGCCTGGCGGAGACTGACATAGAAACCGCCTACATAGCTTCTGTTACGGAACGCATGGTTAGGCAGCTCCAAAGTCACGTTCTCCGTGCCGACCGTTACGGCTACCGTAGGAAGGGTATTGAAATTAGCCCTTCCAATAGTAGGGAACAAGAAAGGAAATCCTGTAAAAAAGTTAGGCCACATAATTACCCCCTTTCTTACCGGAATTAACCCCAGTAGTTGTTACAACCACAACCGCTACGCCCATACATTGCATCACCGGCGTAAGCACCGAAAGCCGCAGCACGAGCTATCTCAGGGTTAAATGCTTGCAATTGCGGGTATGGCACTGCTACTGTAGGCGGCATTGAACAGCGGATTTTATCCACCTCTCCCTGCAATGTTTGTAGACTTGCTACTATTGGAGCAATTTGTTGCGTTACGTTTCCAAGAATAGTTGCATTCTGATTACGCTGTGAAATTTCACCTTTTAAAGTAGAGATTTCAGCGTCTTTAGCAGCCAACGCTTCTTGCTGACGACGCGCCTCTGCCGCATCCATTTTTGCTACAAGTGCTTGGAAACCTTCACGGTAAGCGTCCGCTAAAGAACGCGTATTCCCTTCCATTGTGCGTGTAAGCGTATTCATGTTTTCGCAGCTTGCTAAGCGGCTTTCATACCCTTGACGCTCAATTGCTGCTTGATTTTTGCAGCAGCAATCTGCAATCTGAGTAAGAACAGCCTGATTTCCGGACTGGAATGCGTTGATGATTTGCTGGCTTGACATGCCCACCTGATTTCCTACATTGGCGATAAGTCCCTGGATGTTGCACAGGGCGCTCTGTAACTGTTGGGTAGAGCAGTTCAAAGAAGAAGCAAGCTGGTTGATGGCATTGCCATTGCCCTGAATGGCTGACATCAGGTATTCACGACCGACATCACCGTTAAGCTCGGCAGGCAGACCGCCACCATTGCCAAAGCGGTTGCCGAAGCCGTTGCCGCCCCAACAGAACCACAAAAGGATAATCCAGATGAACCACCACGAGCCGCCCCATTGGTCTTGGCTGCCACGTCCCTGGTTCAGTAAAGCGAGAAGTCCGGGGTCTACACCCTTGCTTCCCATCAAGTTGGGCAACATAGCCATGATGTCGAATTTGCTTCCGCCACCATTTCCGTTGTTCCCGTCTTGATTGAAGACATACGTTCTTTCCATAGAGATTTATATTTTGTATTACGGTCAAAATCAACCGCATCACAAAAGTATAAATACCGATACTGCCATGAAATCAGTTGTTTCCCAACGCTTTCCTAATGTTTTCCCAATATATTCTCAACATTTTCCCGCCTTCCATACGTTCCTGGAAATTGGAAATCATGTAGTTTATCGCACGTTTGGTCTTGTGGATTTTAGGAGCTATCTGCGAAGGATACATTCCCCTTTCGACAAGCAACTGTACAAGCAAATAGCGGGCGTCTACGGTTTCCGTATCCTTATCCGAAGATAGTATTCGGCTGGCGGTAATTTCGGTCTCCTGCGCCACGAGATTAATTGTTTCGGCAAAGATTTCTGATTTACACATAGTTTTTCTGAATTTTATATTTATCTTTGCCTTGCCACATAAAACATGAGATTAAATGAACAAAGCATAAGATAATGCGTTGAAGATATTAAAGCCTCCAACGTGCATTGTCTTATGCTTATCATGTTTTTATGTGGCAATATTAACGTGAAACGTTGGGGGCTTTCTTTTTACTCTAAGCCCCCGAAAGAGTGTCAGCTACAAGACAACTTCTACATCGTTAATTTCTTTCTTATCTTTATGGTGAGCCAAACAATTACGAACAAAACACATGTCAGATTTATCGAAATACTTACACCACCGTAATTGATTTTAAATTTTTCCCACCATGACAGTTCCCTCTCTACCGGATAAGGCTTGGGCACTTCAATCATTCTTATCTTTTCGATAAAATACGGCATTTTGACCGTTACCGTAGCATGAGGATAAATACCCAATGAATGATTCAATATCCCGTTGCTAAATGAAGCATAGCTGTAGGCATACGGATTGCGAAGGAATGACGTTGTATCGGCAACAGATACGCTGTCCTTGTACGGTATCAGCTTCTCTTGAAATGTAGTATCATGGAAAACCACACTGTCAAGAACCTTTGTCTCAACCGGCATATAAACAGTCCTCGTCCTACAGGAATACACCGTCAATACAAGAAATACTATATACACTAACTTCTTCATAACTTCAACAGATAATGATTAACAACCATGCCTACACATATTGCGACAGCTCCACACAGCAAGTCTATTTTGTTCCACTTGCCGTTATAGTAGTGGCAACGGTCGCTGTTCTCCTTGATAAAAAGCATCAGCAGTGCAGTACTGCCACCGAATACTATGGCGGTGGATAGATAGACCACCTCACCTAAGATGTTATTTTTCATACCATAAATAATGAGCAAAACACTACACCGTAGCTCCACTGGCATCTGTCCATGAAGAACCATTCCACCATACAGGCTTATTTATTGTCTTATCAAAATAACAGAACCCAGCCAAAACATTTTGTGGTCTCTCTCCTGTTGCCCCTGACCTGGCAACAGAAGACGGAGTACCGCTTGCATCCAACCATAATTTTCCATTATAGGCATATGTGTTTCCATCAACTACTACCATATCGCCTATTATCCATTCTCCATATTGAGGTATCTCTCTTAAATAAGCGATACAATTAATGCCGTTCTTTATATACTTAGAACACTCATTGTATTTATCTAAAGAGGAAGATAATGTTTTAAAAATACGGTTGTTCAAGGCATTACCGGTGTCAAAAAACAGATAACCATCCTCTCCATTGTCCCAATATTCATTGACTGTATGAAATTCAAAATTATCTAATCCGAGAGAATATTTGTAATCTATTACATCCTTATTTTTGTGATAAAAAAGCAACGTTCCATAATGTATGTCACTAAAATCCTTAGACAAACATATTGTCGCAATATATTTCTGCTCTTCAAACGGTTTGGGAGTAGCATTAAAAACCACTTCGTTCAGTTTAACGCCTGCCTTTCTCATATCATCATAAAGGTAAAACACATCATATTTTGAACCGGACAAATCCCTTATAGCCAAATCCGATTCAAACCATGCAGGCTTTGCCGTGATACTATTTAACTCAGAAGTGTAACCATGTGGCTGGCAGATGTCCGTATAGCTGACGTTTGACAGTAAACACTCACCGGCTGTATTAAAAAATTCTCTGTAGGATGAAGACTTTACCCTTGCGTTGTTTAGAATAATCTTTGGAGCGGTATCACATTTTGCATTATCCCAAAAAATATCATAAACAGTTTTAGGTATTAGCCCAAAATCCAGATGCAATGAACCGGCAATAATGACATCATTAAGAACTAATTTGGATAAAGCACAAATCTTATTCCCATATAGCATGTAATCTGTATCATCAGCTATAGTTATCAAGTTCCTATTATGTTTCCATATCTTTGAAGCAACCATAGTCAATGAAGAATTAGTCAGTATATACCCTTTGGCCTCTTCGTCATGATGATTGATTATCACACCCTGACTTCCCCGCAGTTCGAAACCGCAGTTAACGCAATTAGATGCGACAAATCCCTGGGAACCTTCTATCTTTATCTTACATCCATGGATACCGTCCAACCTACAGCCATCACCTTTACCGATAACAATATCGTCAAATTTCCGAACTTCATTACTCAGTTCAATATCATGTATATTTTTAAAGTCAATATAGTTAACATCATTCGGAGCATCTTCGATATATCCGCCATAGGTTAATAAAGTATTTGACAGTTTAATTGCCTTTACATTGGAAATCTCATGATTGTCAGCAACAAACATAAACTTAGATCTTGTACCAAAAGAATCATTTATAACAAAATTCTTTATATAAGAGCCTTGAACTTTACCTGTATTGGTATCATCGTACATCCGGTTTTGGGAAGAAACAGAAAAACAAAAATCAAGGCTATTTATCGGAACAAGTATCGAACCGTTAAAATCTATTGAAACATTTTTATCAACATAGATGGTCTCCTTTATAAAATAAAGTGTTGACCATGGGAAAACAATCTTAAGATTAAGGTTATAATGATTATCTGCTTTCCATTTATTTATCGTATTCAATACAAACGACAAATCATAACCATAATTTCCATCTTTTTCTATTGTAGGAAGAATACAGCTGGATAAATCCATGACAGCACTGTAGGCTCCGAACTGCACATCTTTAAATGTAAAATTTCCATCAACACCAAAATTCTCAATGTGAGCTTTTGAGTTAATTTTTCCATTGCTCAAACTACCGCCATTAAACAGCAGTTTGGTCCTTCTGGGAAGATTTATGGTTTTACCATCTAAATTAAAATCATACTGTATAACATAAACTGTATTAGTACGGTCAAACATTTCTTGGGTAAGTATATTTTTACCGTCTATAATATTCCTGCGCAGGATTTTATACCCCATTCCCACATGTATTCCAGGATTATAAGCACGGTCAGCAAATTTTAAAACACTTAAGTTTTCCCCTTTGTCTACAGACACAAGGTCCTCGTCGTCCGCAAGATTATTTATTGTACCGCCGCCACTTGCGTTAATAAACTGCTTAGTTGATTCGGACAGCATATCAGGAGCAACACGCTGGGAACTGAAATTTGAAATTGCATCACTTTCAACTTCCTTTATTTTACTGATTGCTTCATCTCTAATGTCAGTCAATTTATCTTCATTTGATTTCCAGTTCTCGATATTTTCAAATACTCCACCTGCAAATTCCCATGTCTCCACAAGTCCGCTATTGTTCAAGAATGACACCTTTAGCCCAACCATTCTTATATCTTCCGGAACTTGAACAATAGCACCTTCTAATGTATATCTATTACTGCCATCAATCCCGGATGAAGGATGATGAATGGAAACATTATACTCGGTTATATAGCTCATATATCCACCTTTTCCGGAACTAATGAAACTCTTTAGGGCGTTAGGGGTGATAGAACCGTTTTCTCTGCCTTCTTGAAATGGAAACTGCTCATTACCCGTCAAAACGTCTCTTTTGGGGAGTTGTCCAATTTGTTGTCCTTTTTCTGTTTTCTCTTCCATACTACTATTTATTTTTACTTGTAAGCAATATCGGCTCTTCATTAGTCAACAACAATGGAGCGTCATTGACTAATAATAAATACCCTTCGTCAGGAAATGGATGCGGCTTATTTCCGCCAGCACCGGGAAACCCTATGGTAAGTATGCTGATTACGGGAATGCCGATTATAGGAATGCTGATGTGAGGGATAGTGATTGGTTTCATAAGGCTATCCCTCTTTAATCATTTTGGCTTCTGACACTTTCGTAGCACTTCTTATTGTAATTTCCATACCTGCCGCTATGCCAATAAGACGAAATATCACATTGGAAGGACCTAAGGCTTGATTGGCATTTGGGGAAAGCGGGATAGGATTCATGCCCTCGATATTGGCAAATACAGTCACCATTCCGCCCTTGTTCTTTATCTGTATGGTAACGGGATTACCGTCACTGACAAACGTTGCGTAATACGCTGTTTTGCCTTCTTCTTTTTGAAATGATAAAACTTCTGCTGCCATGATGTTTACTTTTTAGAGTTTCAATACTTGGTTTCTGTTTCCTTCTCTTCGGTGGCTGACGTGTACCCATGAGAAGTTTTTCTCATCAATAACCTGGTCAAAGGGAAGCTTCAATTCTTGTATAAGATTAAACAGCCTTTTGTTCTCTTTCGGAGTATTTGGCGTACCGACAATATCGGCAGCACACATGTTCATGTGGTCGCTCGTTTTAGAGCCGCCTACTGCTTTATTAAGAGCGGGGCAACGGTATCCGCTTGTCACTGTGATAGGTTTTCCGTAAGCCTCTCTTAACGGGTCGAGGACATTGTCAACCAACGCTTGTGCATTGGGAAGCAGTTCTTGCGGCAATCTGTTGTCTATAGCTTTCTTATCAGCCGTTTCGCTTTTAACCAGTTCTGCAATTGTAAAGTATCTCATGCTATTCCTCCTTTCTAAAATATTTGTCATAAACCACACGAGCCACCCATCCGGCAACAACACCGACACCGAATGATACAACAGTAGTCAGGTTCACCCAAAACGGTGTGTAGTGCATGTAAAGCATAACTCCCACGATGATAGCGATAACAATCGCTGCGATAATCAGTTTCTTTTTCATTTTGTTACTCCTTATCTTTAGTTATTATTTCACTCATATCTTCTTTCTCGACATCGAGCACTTTCTTTCCGAACAATCCCAACGCTTTCAGTAAGTTGAAATTATATCCCTTTGGTTTCAAGATATTGCTTATGATAGAGCAGAACTCTATGAAGCAGACAAACAAGCATGAATACACATCAATATTCCATTTATTGCCGGAAGCAATGTTTATCATCACCACCATACAAACAAAGGCAAAGTATGTTACCATTTTACCCATAGTACGGCGCACAGCACTTGAAAACCGAAATTCTTCACCCAATAGCAGGCATTTCCTTATCCCGAACATCAAATCGCATACAACGACTGAAAATGTTACTATCAGCCACGGTATCATGTGTTCCAATGACTGTGCAATAAAACTACTTGCTATTACCGAGAAACCACCCGGTATGCTTTGGGTAATAATGTTATTCTTCATCTTATCGTTATTTGTCAATTATTCCTATCTTTGTGTCTCTTATCAATAAGCTAACTACTGTCATTCCGTTTTGCTCGTGAGAGTAGGACGGGATTTTCATATCTTGCCGTAGTATCTGAACCATGCACCCCATTTGCGTTCTTTCAAATAGTTAGGGTTGTCTTGGTTGAGTTTGGCTTCCATTTCAAATGCGCTCGCACGGTAAGCGTTTTTATTGACCTTACCGTCCCCAATCTTGCTGTCTGTAAACAGATGGTATATAAAGCTCACAAACCATTCTGCCAAATAAAGAATGTAGTAGAATAGCGGGATAAGTAACAGCCACCATGCACTGACATGGAATGACAATAATACGGATGGGATAGCCGCTATCTCCATACACTCGAAGAACTGTTTCTGATGTGTCCGTTCATGGCGGATAGTCGTTTCGGACAACTCCTTCAGCTTCGTAAGGATGAAGCCGAAGAGCATTATAGTTGTGTAGCCGCCAAAGAGGATGAGTTTGGCAAACCAGTTTTCATAAAATACTTTTACTCTCATAATCAAAAAAGTAAACACTTTGTTATTTTATTAATATTATTGTTTTACGCATTCATTAGAACACAACCCAAACCGAAAATCCCTGTACTATCTGCAATATCAAATACACTATCGCCATTATTAACGACAGAATCAGTTATTTCTGTAACAAAATTATTGGATATAGACTCCTTTTGTGTAATAGCTCTTATTGGAGTATTATCTTCATTAAAAAGACTAATAGCAGTAGGTGCTCTAAATGAATACCATTCGATATGTTGTTTTTTTATTTCAGTTCTTACTGAATCTCGATATAAATAAATAGGGATACTACTAAGATTGCAAATAAGAACAAGTCGTGTATTAATTTCTTCATGTACTAAATCATCTGCAAATGTAATATTATCAACAAGTTGTTTAATATCAAATTCTTTGCCTGCAATCAGCTTATCTCCAGCAAATAGCCCTGAGGTCAATTCTCCTATTTTTAACATAATCATTATCCTTTAAACGGTTACACAATATGCTGTATTGTCATCCTTAGAGCCAATAGCCTCGTACTCGGCAGCGGTTTTCTTGGTGAGGGTGGTGAGGTTGTCGGAAACGAGTATATCTTTTACTACGAAAAAATTTGTAGCATTTGAATTCAATGCAATAAAAATTCTTTTTGTAACTAAGCTAATATTATTTGCATCGGCAATAGAAGTATAAGTATAAATAAACGAAAGTTCATAAGCTCCATTATCGGGATTGCAATATGTGTGACTCGTACTTACTTTAAAGATTTCTTTTTCTGTAATTTTTAGGAATAAAATATTATCACTTAATAATCTCTGTATAATATTTTTAAAATTATCAATGCTTCCAAATACAAGATTTATTTTTGATTCGGCTTCTCCTGCTTTAACTTCTTGATTTGAAATTAACTGTCGGTGAGCTTCATCTGTAATCGTAAGCATAATGTGTTTATCATCCACATACTTCTTCGTTGCAGGCTGGTAATCGCCCGTAGGGGTGAAACTTTCACTGTTGGTTTTGGTGAGGACGTCGGATTTTTCAGGAACTTCCGCCCAATCCCCATTCTTACGACCGTATGCCTTGCTGTCAGTTGGCGCTTCATCTATGCCGCCAATCTTCCCCTGGCTTACCCATTCACCGTTCACCCATGCGTAGTAATCATAAGGGGCTTCCGTACCTACAGCCATGAACCCGTCAACTGCCGAACCGTCGGGAACAGCGGATTTCAAGGCTTCAAGGGTGGCGTATTCGCCGGCTACCTTAAATGATTTCCCTGGTTCTCCTTGTATACCTGGCTCGCCTTGTTCTCCTTTCAAAAATTCTAAAGGATAATTGACCACAGAAGCTTCACTGTTGCTTCCTGAAGGTTTAAATGCAGGTAATGATGTTACATCATCCGCTTTGTCCGCATTCGGTACTTCATTAACCCCTATGGAGTTAGCCATAAGACGGGCAACTATTTCTTGATAATCCTGTTCTGTCCAAGCCATAATTATTCCTGTTTATCGGTTACTTCTTCCGGTTGATTGTTGATAGCACGATTGAGCGCGTCAATGAAGAAAGGTTTGCAAAAAGCATTTGCATGCTCTTGTATCAGGGACATTTCTTCATCACTATACTCTGTCTCTTCATTGGAGTTGTATATCTTCAAAGCGAGTGCATGCGATGCGATACCGTTACCGTTCCGGTATAATACATTCGCAAAATTCTCTCTACAATCTATATTTTCACAATGCTTACGGGTAATGTCCGTAGCAATCAGTAATTGTTTAAAATTTATCTTTTTCATGAGCTTGGGTATGATTTAGTTAATCTTCCATCTTTATAAAAAGAAAGTCCGCTGATGCCAAGAGACACCTGGTATCTTGAACCACTTAAATTTGAAATCATTGACAATGACCCTGCAAAAAGGGTAGTAGACGCAGTTAAGTTGCCATCACTTGCTATATTGTCCAATTTTAATCTTGGGTAAGTAACAGAAGTACCTCCGCCTCCACTATCAAGGAATGAAATTCCACCCACATCATATCCTTTTGAATTATAAAATTTTAGGCTGTTTGAATTTGGGTTTATTTCTATTTTTGTACCTGACGAAGCGGTTGATATTTTGCCAACAATGCTAACATTCCCATTTTCGTCTATCACCAAAGAGTTGTTAGGAGTTCTTACATTTTTAAACACCCCGCTGTTTGCATTTATCTCTCCTTCAAAATATCCACCAATAGCCTTTATTGTCCCGTCTGCCTGAATAGACACATTCCCGTTGGCGGATATATTTCCGGTAAAGTATATATTTTTGGAAACCACGGAAATGTTATCAAGTGCCACATTGATTTCTGAACCTAATCCGTCTTTTTTGACATATAATTTAAGTTCATCGGTAACCCCATTGATGTCCAGCCCCAACTGCGTTACATCTTCCTCTATTTTTGTAACAGACAATTTGAGGTTTTCCGCTGTCTGCTCAATCTGTGAGAACTTCTGATTATTACTTTCAGAAAGCTCCTTTACTTCCAACCTGATACTTTCCGCTGTCTGCTTTATTTCGGAACTCAATTTAGTATACAAATCCTCGAATGCGTTTTCGGCAAGAGCCAGCGAATGTATGTATATATCCCCCGTAAACTTCAACTCAAAATCGCCCGTTCCGTCCCATGTGCCGGAATATTCCTTCATTGCGTATTCCTCACCCGGTTCAATACGTTCGGTGAAATGCAGGTTCTGACCGGGAAATCCTATTGTCAGCGTTCCGGCTGTAGCTACCTTATACCGGAAAGAGATAAAGAACTTCTTCGGTTCTTCCCCTTCCTCATAGGTCGGTTTATTGGCTAAATCCGCATTTGACTGTTTAATTCCGGAAGAAAGGATACGAAGCACGTTTCTATCTCCGTCTCTAATAATGGCAGCCATAGCGTCCTTACGGGAATAGAACTTGTCGTTAACCAATAAGAACTTTCCGTTCACAGTAAAGAAGCGAACATCGTTCTTTGTCTCCCAACCGTTCGTATTGGATGCAAATGCCGCATTGTACAGATAATTATCCTTTGCCTGCACCTCGTCAAGCACTTTGGAAATTTCAGAGTAAATCAAATCTTCCAATATCTTGAATTGGGTCATAATGTTTATTCCCGTTTTCAAGATAAAGTCTCCCATGAACTTGTTGCCTTGCGGACTGATAACCGTCACTTCCTTACCTGCTAAAGAATAAGAATTTATTCCTGCATACTGGTGGATACTCGGTGCATCATCGCCATATACGGACAAGGTGATTGCGTTCTGACGCTTCTTGTCTGTTCTGTTTCCGAGCTGTACAAGGCTATCGCCTTCCTGTGGTATGTCGCTGTTTGCATCACAGTCCGTCTTGCTAAGGTCTATGTAATCCTCACCAACGCCGACACATAAGCGCCAATAGTAACGGTTGGATACATTCTCGTAGATACCCGGCTTGATATTGAAGTCTTGAAAACGTATCTGGTCGCCTTCCTTGAACGGGTTCTCGATAGCCGTTTCTCCATCATCCACCAAAAGATAGCAACGCCAAAAATCCTCGTGTTCTTCCACCTTTCCGCATTTCATTCCGGCAGCGGTGAACATGTAGTTTCCGCCTGCATAAGAGAGCTTCTTTATCTCCAACTCGGAGAACATCGCCTTAATACGCACAAAGAGTTCGTCCACTTCAATATAGGATTTACCCGTCTTGCTGTCTACTTTAATAACAAAGCCTTCACCGAGAGCACCGGAAGAAAAGTTCATGGACTGGATGTAGTCTGAAAACAATCCACCTAAGAACTTTATTAAAAATCCAGCTTCGTCCGGTCTGTCTTTTCTTATAAAGAACTTGGATAAAGCCTCTATATCAAGAGCCTTAAAGTAGACAATTCGGTCGGCGGAAGTCCTGATGAACAGTGCTGGGTCGGCATCTGCGACGCATATATATATTTCCCCGAGATTCAGACCTTGTAAATGCTCTTCATCACTCGGAGATAAAGCAGGGGGAGCTGCCTGATTGTTTTCATTAAGAGCATCACCAAACCATAATATTTTACTAAGCCTTTTTTTCATACCTCAACCTTATCAACATTAGTAAATGCAGCTTTTTCTGCGCTGAATTGCAACATCTCTCCATCTTTGGCGTGGTCTATCAGGAATGCAGGGAAAGAGGCGGAAGAACCAGCTTCAGGAGAGCCGCCAATACCTGCAATATCGTTATTCTGCAATTCAAGAGCCATATTTATATGGAACAGCTGGCTATCTTCAATAACTTGCGTCATTTCCGGAACAGAACTTTCCGAACGGACATATCTTGTCCCGTCAATTTCCACCATAGAAAGGCATAAAATACGGTTTATGTGTTTTGCAAACCAATAAGGGACGCCGCTTGAATTTCCTATCGTAAGATTATACACATCATAAGGTACTGCGTATAATTCTTCTATCTCTTGCATTTGGTTGCGATATTGCTCATTATCTATTCGAGGGGAATATCCTCCAGGTTTAAATCCTGCTTCCACACGAAAATTAAATACTTGCTGAATATCATCTACCCAAAATATGTTATCAAAAGCGGAGTTATTGCTTTTATGGGAATAACGGATAAGTACAGTTTCCTCTAACAAGTCGTCAGAGGAGCATACAATAAAAGGTTCTGATGTATATTCGTTGATTGTAACCGTATATACGGCATCCTCCAAGTCTCGAAGAATGGCGTAATACATCACTACATTATCATTATGATTATATGTGGAAAGTGATATTGGTGTAGAATTTCCTGCGGCAAGATTGTTCAGGCTCGCTGAAACTTCCTCAGAAGCATTAGTGAATACCTGTATATGGATTTTATCAGAAGCGTGGAACTTCTGAATATAGTCCATATCAAGCCCAAACTTATCTTTTACAGGTGAGAAAAAAAGAGGGCAAACATCACCAACTTTTACCATGTCTTTTCGTCCTTTTATAGTGATATGCAACTTCACACATCATGCGCAAATATACATACTATTTAGACTAATTCCAAATAATACATTGTAAAATAACGAGTGCCTGATAGACTTATATGGAATCTCCTCATCTATTAATCCACACTCTTGACTATCAAAGAATATTTTACCGCTTCCGGTCGTCCATAATTATAGCTTGCACTTTTTACGTAGCCTTTATAAATATGCCCGTTCTTTTCTACCCGAATGTAACCCGTCAAGTCTGACGGTATTTCCAAATCTCCGGTCTTGACGGAAAGTTCTCCTACCGTGAACAGTTTGTTTCCCAATACAATGCTCGACCTTTCGCTAACTCCATTGATTGTCACATCACTGTTACCGTCAGATGATGTAAACTCCAACGCGTTGGCAAAAGCACCTATATACCTTGCGTTTGCTTCAATCATAAACCTTTGGGAATACATGGCATTGAACATAGTAGAAGGAGATATGACACCGGATATTGTATATCCATCCCTTACAAGCTTGTATTTTTCTCCGTCAAGTGATGCTCCGACAAAGAATATATCATTATCACTGTCGCTGTCAGTCGTATCTTCACCTCTTTTTTCCGCAAGAAATTCCATACCATAAGCATCGGCTCTATATGGGCTAACTAATTCCAATACGTTATCTGTCAATGTAATGCCCGTGGTATATTCATTGGTAAAGCGGAATTCATCGCGACCGTTTACACTGTCGTAATCCTGTTTGTCATACCCGACTTTTACCCCCGAATAAACCAGTCCGGCATTCACATTGTATTCCAAATCAGAAGTGCTGTCCTGCAAGTCCTTTATTTCTGTATCTTGGAATAAAGTATCACGATGAACAAATGTCACCTTCTCGTCACCGATTACAGGGACAAACCCGAATTCCGCGCTCATCCAATTGGCGAATTTGATATAAGATGTATATATTTTGGCATTGGGAAGTCCTCGTATGCTTTCTGCCGGAACTATCATCGCCATGTCTAAACGCTCATCTACTCCGGTGGCGATTTCACCCGTTACATTGTTCTTATCAGTTATAGACCTCAGTAAACGGTTAAGCAATACTTTAGGACTGATACAATCTATTTTTACAGATTTTCCACGCTCGGAAAAACTTATATTTAACGGTGTGTCAAGACTGTTGAATTTAAAATTAACGGGAAAATTTTGATATATAGGGTCAGATTTTGCAAGTGCTATATTGAAATTAATCATCTCACCTGGAGATATTGTCAAATTCTCATCAATATCGACAGTGTATGTATTAAATGTTTGAATTGTAGCGGATTGATAATATATTTTAAGCTCTTTACTATTTTCATTATAAGAGGAAAGCCGTATATATATCGGGAAGGATACGCCTGGTCTCTGATACGTAATGAATACACTGAATTTTACTTTTATCCGTATGGTCAAATCCCTGTCAGATATATTTTTGAACAGATATTCTCCGAATAGACTTTCCGTACTTTCAAATCGGTTTTCAGCCGTATCAAAAACCTCTACAATGTCCTTTGTTGCAATTTCCGGTTGTCCTAACATATAAAAAGGAATAGTATAATAAGCATTAGGATAAGCAGTCATTACATGGGAAACATTAGGCTCCTCTGCGTCACTTGGTATAGACCATTTTATATCACTGTTCATTAACAATCTGTCATAATCCAAAGGTTGGGACTCCTTTATTTCTTTTACCGGGTATTCATACTGCGTGCCTTTCTTTGCCTTAATCAAGCTTGCGAGACTGTTGTCGACGGCATTTATTTCGCACGTCGTATCATTGTAGGAAAATGTGGAGTAGTCCAAAGCACATCTGAACTTTTCATTTAACAGCCATGAGTTATTCCGGGTATAAAACACGAGTGTTGCAGATGAGTTCAGGTAATTCGACAAATATTCTTTCAGCAATAGCGAATAAGCGCCGTTGGTAAACTCAAATTTTGTGGAAAAACTACGAACAACTCCGTCATAATCCCCTCTCTTGAAAGACATCTCTACATCGTCCCAATTAACAAGCTCATTTGTGGCGTCATATGTCATTCCGCCTATCAACAGTTCACATCTGTAATACATATCTATTTCTTTTTTGAAGTTGAACGTATCATAGCATCTATGTCATCACACATACGCCTGACCATATAGGCATATTCTTTGGCGGAGAACGTGTTTTCATCAATGTGCATTTTTACATGGGACATTAAAGAAACGCGTTCTTTGGTAAAATATTCCCTATCCATTTTTATTTTCCCTATATCCGGAGATGTTTCCTGCAATTTTGCAAGGCGGTAATTGTCAGAAGCGGAAACGCTGCTTATCCGGTTCTTTATCTTATCATGTTCGTCCTCTCTGAATTTATAACCCAAAGCAGACATGACTTCTACAGCATCACTCCAGTTTCCGGAAGAAATGAGTTCCTGACATATGGCAAGACAATTTAATCGGATTTGAATTTTCAGCACTTCATTTTTCCGGTTTATTTGAGCGGAAACAGACTTTCCCCCTATTATTGATAAGTATTCATTGCATAGCTTCTCGGCCGCCAAAGCCTTTTCCCTGATACTATATCTTCCGCCTTGAACAACCTTATCAATATCCCCCAGGAATATGTCTATAAAGCGGGAAAGGCATATTTTGTTTAAGTCATTATATATCATATCTTATACTCTGCTTGAAATCCAATTATAATCCGCGATATGGTTGGCTTTCTTCATAATCCGACCAATGTTCTGCAATTGTTTGGTATTACTTTCCATCTTTCTTTCAAGTCGGCTGTAATCGTTGTTTACATTAACAACAATCCCCTCTTCTCTCATATTCTTTAGCTTTTGTTCCAATAAACCATAATCAGAAGTAAGCCCGCTACGGTCATAGATATATGATAAATCAGGGATTACCTGCGCATGCGCCGGAAGGTCTACCAATGTCGGCTTATCAGGAGTGATAAAAAGCCCGTTATTAGTTACGATACCCTCTTTCTTGCCGCCATCACCTACTATTGCCAAACCGCCGGGATGGTCTTTTGTTCCTTTGGCATATTTGGGAATGGGTTGGGCTGCTATTAGGGCTACTTGGGCGGCTCCCATAGCACCGACTAATGCAGCAAGAACTAAATTTGGAAGTGCTTTTGTCACAGCTAAAGCGGTTGCTATTCCTGCCTGAACAATAGAATTTGCTTTATCCCATTTGGCTTGCTTCTCTTGTAATGCAGCTTTTTTCTTTTCCAGCTCTGCATTTTTGGCGGCTGTCTTATCTTCGGCTGCACGTTTGCGAGCTTCTGCCTCTTCGGTGGAAATTGCACCATTTTCTTCAAGGGCTTCTATACGTTCTATTTCTTTATCGTATGCTTCATCGTTGGCTTCTTGTTCTTTTTCAACGTTTTCTATCCGGGCATCATATATATCGGTCATTAACGAAGTGATACCAAATACGATTTTTTCTACGCTTTTTAAGAGGTATCCAAAACTTTTTATCACATCTTCTGCCGTTCCTTTAAAAGTCAATTTTCCTTTCTCTGCTACCCCTACCATTATATCAGATAATCCCTCAAATATTCCTGCCGTTTCACCAAGAGTATCTCTTGCCGCATCATTCATTTCTGATAGACCACTCTTAAATTTGTATATCCATTCTTTTTGTTTTTTATTGACATCGTCATAATTCAGTTCATCTATTTGCGCTTGAATTTTATCAATCCTTTCTAGTAATTCCTTAGCCTTTTCACTGTTAATATCAACAAGCGCCATTTCTGCTTTTGCTTCCGCAAGAAGAGTCTGGAGACGCGCCTTAGCATACTTAACCCCAATATCATATAATTTCTTTTCGTAATCCTCTTTGCTTATTTCGCCATTTGCATATTGTTTTTTTATGATATTAGCTTCTTTCAAGGCGGATGTTTCCTGCTCGTTTACCACCTTGTCAGTATTTGCCTCAATCAACCCAATTCTTTTTTGGAGGTTTCGCATTATGAGAGAATTTTCCCGTTGCATGTACTTCATGCGTATCGCCACAACATCCTCTCCATTCTTTTCAGCGTCCTTTATTTCCGCATCACGCATCATATTATTGAGTTGTATTTGGAGATTAAGCCTTTTGTCTAATTCTTCATTCGAGTTTTCTCCAATGGAAGCCAATCTGTTTTCAAGATTTGTTTTTTCTATTTCAAGCAGTTCCTTATCGTATTTATCGTTTATTTCCGCAATGGATTTTCCTTTCAGCGTTTCAAGATTTTTCCGAAGCTCTATTTCTTCGTCTGTCCTACCCTTTATCTCTTTAATCCTATCATCGTATTCCTTACTGATTTCAGCTATTTCTCTTTCTCTACCGTCAGCTATCAATTCTATTTTAGATTTGGATAAATCCTCTGTTATCTTCTTGATATATTCAGCGTATTCTTCCGCTTTCTTTTTTTCATCGTCATAAGCTTTATTATTTTTACCCGGGTCATTAACCAATGCTTTTACATTGATATTGTCAGCCATTCCCTTTAGGGTTTTATCATATTTAGATACTTCTTGCACAAGATTTAACCACGCATTATACGCTTTTTCGGCTTGTTCTTTTGATTTTTTAGACGCGTCCCCCAAGTTTGCAGTATTCCACGCCCCTTTTTTCTTGGCTTCTTCATAAGCCTGTAAGTCTTTTTCTGCGTCTCTCTGTGCTTTTAAATACGTGTTATATTGATTAGTCCTTTTTATCCAAGCTTCATATCTTTGTGATGCAATTTCTGTCATTTTATCCAATTGAGCCCTTGCAATAGCATTTGCAACAAGTTCTGTACGAAGTTCTTTATAAGATTTGGTTGCTTTGCCTGCAAGAATTTCCTCGTTTGACATATTTTCAAAATATGAAGGATATTTACTTCGCAACTCATCAATGGCAGCAATACGTTCTTGCATAGAACGTTTGTTGTCTTGCGTTGCTTTGTATAACAAATCCAGCTCTGTTCTTTCCTTAATACTATCAGAAACTCCCCTACGCCTTGCATTTGCCAAGTTAGTTTCCGCACTCGCTATTTCACTGATTGACTTCTTTGCCTTAAACAAACTCGCAACCCAATCTATAATCTCCGAACTATATGCAGACAATAATGTTATACCTATTACAAGTGCTGATTGCCAAGAAAATAAACTGCCAAGAAGTTGTTTCCATACCGGAACCGCAGTTTGTCCTTCGGATTTCATCCGCTTAAACTCTTCACTTGCTCTTTTTAATTCATCCACAAACATTGGCAAGTTGTTGGATATGGCAAGGAAGAATTGATTGAAACTCATTGTCAAAGACGGTAACTCTCGCAATAACTGCTGCGTCTGAACATTAAGCCCATTCCAAGAGGACGCATAATTACCTACATTCCTTTGATAATTCCCAAATTGAGAGTCAATTTCTTTCAACTTATTATTCAAAGCATTGGCTTGCGCTATCAAATTCTTCCCGACACTACTTTCCCGGTCAGCTTCACTCAACGCCTTATACCTTTTCTGCAATTCAAGCATGGCGGCATTCATTTCATAATAACTGCCGGAAGCTGAAATAATTGCCGTGGAATGATTTTTTATCAAAGCCGAATATTGTTGATTTTGCGCCATCAATTCAGTATGCCTCTGCTTTAATAGCGAAGACTGCTTTATATATTCAGACAAAGTTATTTCCCCATCTTTATAAGATTTTCCAAGAGCTTTAATATCTGCATCAATCTTTTTCATAGCCTCTTTATTGGCTATGGTATCAGCCGTCAACTTAGTAACTTCGCCATCATATGCCTGTACGGTGTCGATTATGGCGGCATAGTTCATATTTGCCGCCTGCAATTGAGTGGATGCCTGGCTTATTATATTACTTGCTGTTTGGGTGCTTTTAGCCGCATTATCCTGCGCCGAAGACACCTGGTTGGATGCGGAAGATAATCCGGCAAGCATATCACTTGCATTCTTGATATTTTTGGCGGACTGTTCGAACAAAAGGTTTAACTTTTGCAAAGATGACATTGAATTTAGTTGCTGGGATACTTGACGTAGCACGGTAAGTTGTTTTGCCTGAATAGATGCCATATTTTCTTGCGTCTTATTCAATTTCTCCAACAGCGAGGTATAATTACGTGCTTTTTGGGAAAGTTCATCAAATGTTTTGGGATTAGTTTTTACTCCTTGCGCCAACTCCTTAGCAAGCTCCACATAAGACCCTTTTGTACTATCAAATTCAAGACGGAGTTCCTTTAATTGTTGTACGGCTTTTTTGTCGACTAAATCGGTAATTACAAACTCGTTTGCCATAAGTCCTAATATTGGGTGTCATGCAACATCACATGGTGATACAAAGATATTGAATTATTTAGAATTTTCTAAATAAGAAAGGCAAAAATGAAAATCAGAAAAGGGAAGAGAAAAAGAAAAAGCCAGACATTACATCTGGCTTTATTATTTGGTAATAACCTAAGTAAGGCGATAAAACGGAATTATATATAGATATTTTTATTTACCAATCGTCATTTTCATTTCCCACCAGTCCGTTTTTAACCACTTCCTCAATCTTATCCATAATAACGTTTGAGTAGGCATGAGCCATAACCAATGCCTTGGAGGATGTTTTTTTTGCTTTATGCTTATCTTTTTCTGCGAATGGATAACACGTATCAATAGGCCATTTTTCTATATTTGTTTGCGGTCTTTGAGTTCCATCTGAAAATGCAGATATTATTCCACCTCCTATAACTTTTATAATATTATAATATTGAAGGGTATAAGTAATACGTATCTTAGTATCTTTTATGTCAACTTTTATAATAGGAGTAATACTCACCTTGTATCGGCTCATTCCTCCTAAGTGTTCGGATATACTATCCACAAACCCTTCTCCAATTATAGTTCCTAATTCCTTATCATTTAATTTTATTACAGAATTTGCGTCATTAAATGTTGCAGTAAACCAATAATTCAGAATTACATATAATTGTTCTTTTGTGGCTTTTCCACAATCTACTATTTGTGTATAGGTTAAAGAATTGTTTTTATCAAGAGTTAATTGAGATGAGAGCGTTTCTGCTGCTTCAACCCAACTATCCCCATATTTCTCCTTTGCATATTTTTCCAATTCCTCAGCCCTCATAACTTGGGAACTCATAGATATACAATAACACAACACAGTTAATAGCAATAAAATCTTTTTCATACAAATATCTATTTTTTAAGTTTTGTTTGCAAAGTAATTCCTAATAAATCATTTTGACAATATTTTTAACGGAAATCTTTGTAATTTAGACTGATTATAAATAGCTTATCACTTCTTTTTCCCAAATAGTTCAGAGTGGCTTCCAAGTTTAAGAAGCTCAATCTCCGTCTGTATCAAAAGATAATTATGCTTTATATGGTGTCCCATTTTCATAAAGAAATTCAGGGGCAATGTCCGCACCGTTTGCCCAAAATACTGTACCGTCAACCCCGTAACGCTCAAACTCGCTTTCATCTTTCAGTTCCTCGAAAGCCGGATATTTCAGGAGTGGCGTTAAATCTACTTTTCTTCTTTCTCCATTGTTGAACGTACACAAAAGAGTGTATTTACCCATATATTCAGCGGATTCTACTAATAGTATCATATCATTGTCTTTTTATCGTTTAACCTTTTCTATCTTCTCACCGTTTTGCGCCTTTTCCCAAATTTCAAGTAATTGCGCTTCGTGGGTGTCTATGTATTCATTTATCAGTCGGATAGTCTTTGCTGTTCCCTTACCTTCTACCATCCTATCTTTGATAGTGATAGTAAACCAGTTGCCACCGTCTTTAATGTGCAGGTGTGGTGGGTTGTGGTCTTGCCCGTACATGTATATCAGAATACCCCGAATAATGTCTATTGCGCTCATGCCTTTTCTGTTGTTGTTTTGAATGAGCCAAAATCTGTCGTATCAATAACCCCGGCATATTTACCGGAACGCGCTTCCTTAATGGCTGCAACCGTTTCTTCATTAGGTTCTGAATACATTGCATCCATCAAGGTGCTTTCTACAAAATTATTAAGGCTTCTGTTTGCCTTCTTAGCCTGTTCCTGCAAGATTTGCAATAAATCTTCACGCAAGCGGAACGAAGTTTGTTTTCTTACTACTGCTTCCATATTATTATTTGCATTACATTGTATTATATTGTACAGCAAATATAATACAATATTTTGGGCGACCAATCAAAAATAAGAAAAAAGTAATCCAAATAATTAATTTTCTAATAAGAGGTTTGCTATTTCAAAGATAAGGGCTATCTTTGCAGTGCTAACAACTTATAGGAGCGGCAAACTCCTATGGCTTCATCATTGGAGTTATTTTTTTGCCAATACATATAACAAGTAGTATCATAATGTAAGATATTGCGCACGAACGGTGGGGTAACAGAAATGTCCCCAAACTAAATTCCTATGAGTTTGTTAGCAGCCGTGAACGTGCGCTTTTTTTGTTATGCTAACAAACTCGATTCAAGTCCTAAGCGAAACAGAGTTGCTGGGGCACAAATTCACGGTTTACGGAACTGCCGAAAATCCGTTGTTTCTTGCTAAAGAAGTGGCAGAGTGCATTGATTATGCGAAAACATCGCAAGGTTATTATGATGTATCAAGAATGGTAGGCACTGTAGATGAGGAAGAAAAACATCTACGAACAATCTTCGTAGATGGTAGAAATTACGAAATGTGGTTCTTAACCGAAGATGGTTTGTATGAGGTCTTATTCCAATCCCGCAAACCAATCGCCAAAGAATTTAAGAAAGGCGTAAAGGAGATTCTAAAGACAATCCGCAAGACTGGCGGCTACATCGCCACCAAGCAGGACGACACTCCCGAAGAAATCATGGCACGTGCTCTAACCATCGCACAAGCCACCCTTGCCAAGAGAGAGGAACGGTTAAAGCAGCTTGAAGCCCAAACGGAGCAACAGCAAGCCACCATTAAACTGCAAGACAAGGAAATCAAGGAGGCTGCTCCGAAAGTCAGCTACTACGACAACCATCTGTTGAGCGTCAATGCCATGACAACCACTCAAATCTCAAAAGAGATAGGGATGTCGGCAGAAAAACTGAACAACAAACTGAAAGAACTTGGAATACAGTTCAAACAGTCGGGGCAGTGGCTCTTAAAATCACCATACGACAAATAGGGTATGCATGAAACGAGAACCAATATTTTCACAAGTGAAAGAGGTAATACCCATACCAACACATATACTGTATGGACGCAGAAAGGTAGACGCTTCATTATTGCTCTATATGAAAATGATTGGGACGTGAAGAAAGCCATTAAGCAGATAAAAGGAGAATTAGAACCCGCTGCGTAATCTAAAGTTTATAAACCAACTACTTGTGTTATCCGCATTTATGCGGACAGCTATAACTATACCCAAAAATATATTGCCACGTAAACAAGCATAGATGCACGTTGAGGTTTCGACCAACGTTCACGTTATGATACCCCGTCAGCAATACGGCTGGCGGGCAGATGGCAGAAATAACGACTAAAACAAATATTCATCTATTATGGAAATCAGCACAGCAATGATGCAACACATCCTCCGATTGACGGAAGGATATACGGATTTATTGAACGAGCTTAAGGAAGTCAAGGCGGAACTTGCAGAACTCAAAGGAGAAAAGCCCAAGAAGCCGACAATTCATGAAACCAAATACCCACACATGAGTATAATAACCAGGAAATGATTGTATAAGGCGGGATAACTCCCGCCTTTGTTCTGTTTTTAATATTTTTCAATTTAAAGGCAGAAAAATTACAGGGGTTATACAAAAAACAGTGTTCTTTTTTTAATATCAGAGCCAAACATATTCAATCAGTTTCCCGTTGAACATTTCGCCTCTTGGGCAAAAATTGAAAACCCCGTCTTTCTCATAAAGGATATATACTTTCCCCTCCATCTTTGCGGCTTTTCTTGCAAGCGAACGCATCTTAGCTATATCTGCCATTCTCTTTTTGTTTTCACACGCACATCCCATTATAAACCGAATTTTCTAAAATAATCCGCAATACCTTGCTTTATATGCCTTTCCATGAATGCCTTTCTTGCATAAGAACCGACCTTGTAAATCGCCTGTCCGTATTTCTTTTCTATATCACCGCTAAAGCTTATCCCCACACTTTCAATCCTCAGTCCCTTATCTATCGGTACGGCTGTAATAGAATCGTGAAATTCACCCGTAATTATCAGGTTTGGCGTCCCTTTTGAACTTACAGGAGCGTTTATCAGCGAAGAATACATAAGCGGGGCTACCCTTTGCTTGAAAGCTGCATAGCCTTTGGCGTTCTTATACCAATACCCCGCTTCTTTGGTATTGAAATACGGGTCATTAAGGTAAGTAGGGCGTAATGGTTTATCATTTCCGTTAATACCTGACCATAGTTGTTCTACAATATATTGGGAAACTTCTTCTCTGTTTTTTACCATAATATCCCGTATCATCGGTTCAAATCCGGTAGCAAACCGTCTGAAATTTTCTTCTGCTTCAATAATGTTAGCCATAGTCAAGACAATTTAGGGGCGAATGAACGCCCCTAATTAAACGATACCACCATCATAATATACAATCATCTTTTTTCTGTCTTGCCGCACCGGAAGATGCTATATCATCGTAGATGGACGAAAGGGTTTTCTCCCTTTCTTCGGGCGGTCGGTCAAGAAAAAACACATTCTTATGTGTGTTTATGAAGTCCCTCTTCTTCATATTTCTCACCCTCTCTTCATTGAATGTCACACCTTCTACTATCATGTCCAAGCCTCAATACCTGTAATTCCGGCTTCTTGCAATACAGAGGGAGATGCAAGGGTAACGGGGCCCTCGCCAACGGTAGTAATGACCCCGTTAGCATAAGAAGCACTTGTCGCCCCGTCCAACGCGTTTTCTGCATTCTTTGCCAGTAATTCACCGTAATACTCCGTAATATCCAAATTTCCGAAGTGCTCAATCAATTTATACTTGTTTGATTCTGTTGATACCAAATCAACATATACCAATCCTTTCAATGCGTCAACGACATCAAAATCATAAGCTCTCACATCCGCGTTCTTGATATATTTCTCGTAATCCTTGAACATGGTTGCGATAGTCAAGTTGGCTTCTGTACCGGAAGAATCCCAATCCTGACCGCCCGGATAAACGCCGGACAGTGGAATGCCCGCCAAATCTTTCGTACCGTCATTCATTCCGTAAATGACGTTGTTCTCATCTACAAAATAAGCATCAAATGCCACATTCTTTGCCACCATGATGTTTGCTTTCAAGCTGGCATCGTAGTCCTGCAAAGTCCATACATCATTTTTAGCTGAATAGCTTGTGATTTTAGTAGGGCCGTATCCCGTAGCAGAAGTTTGAGCCTCTCCACCGGAAGGTGCATATTCCACAATCGTTTTGATAGGGAATATTCTTCCCGGACGGTCTGCATGGCAAGCCTTTTCAAAGGCTTCCGCTGTTTTCTCTGTAGGTATCTTATGACCGTGAATAGTCAGTATGATAGCTTTTATTTTACCGGGGTCAAGCACACACACGGAACTACCTGTATTAAAAGTTGCAACGCCCGGACACTTTCTATAATCTGTTGCCATAACATTTTACTTCTTTAATGGTTAAATTTACATTTTTCATCTCGATAGCATCAATAAAATCACTGAATGGCTTCCCGTCTTCTCCTATAACTCCAACCCTTCCATATCTGTAGTTTTCAATGTAGGAATGTGGAACCACATCATTGTAACTACGGACAATGTTTATGTCTTTCTTGATTTCATCCAAGAAAAGATTGTATATAGGTCGCAATACCTGCTCAAAGGAAGTCTTTTGCCGGTCTTCATTCGAATACCCTTTCAAAGTGTTTACCATAATAATAAACTCCAGGCTAACCTCTGTCTCGGCAGAACTTCTATCTTCCGTGAACGGAGAATAAAGACATATTATAGGAAACTTCAATTTACTTGTCTTGGGGCTTTTACCCCATAAAGTTAATTGATTGCTTATGTAGGCCCAGTCTCCGAATAAAAACGACACATTGCTTCCGTATCTTTTCGATACCTTTTTTACAATGTCCGCAAATATATCATTTACCGGCTTCATATTCCCATACAGTTTATTTTACGCAACATACATGGATTGAAACATACACCAGCATATTCCTTTCCTTGCAAAAGTTTATAAACACGCTTGTTCATATTTACCATATCATTCCATGCCCTAATTTGCAAAACTTGTGGAGAAACAGCATCTCCATCGGCAGAGGTTACTGTTCCAACATTTGTTACGCTGTAATTACCGTCCGCTATATACTTGAAAAATATATAGCAAGCAATAGGGCTGTATTTTTCTGATAAAATAGCAAGCAGCCTATCCCATTTATCATCAACGCCATCTTCTTTTGAATTAAGATAATCGGTAAAAGCCTTACACATATCCTCACCAAGTATACGAATCAAATATTCCTGTTCATATACGGAAATATATGATTCTATTTTGCCCAACTCCGCATCTCTTGTTATAGAGGGAGCGCCAGTGTCAGGATTTATCCCGACACTCAGCAACCCGGTGAAAGATTCGTAGTCAATTATCATACCGTATCTTTTTTCGCAGATTTACGTTTAGTGAACAACTCCTCGCAACCCAACGCTCTGGCATCATTAATCAGTTCGTTTGTCGCTTCAATTTTACCCTCGGCATAAAACTTGCTCGCAAGAGCCATTCCGACTGAAACTTCATCGCCTGTTTTATACTTCACACCATCCTTGACAAATGTTACGTTATAACGCTTAGTCAGGTTTATTCTATATTCTTTTCCCATAATTATTCTCCTTATGCTTCTTGAGTGATACCTTCTATTACAGTAGAGAATGTGTCCTTTACAAATGCGGTCTTATATTGCGACTTGATATAACACATCAGCCTCTTCTCTGCGATTACAGTCACGATATTCTTGCGGAAATCGTCATTCTCCCATCCTAAGGTAATAGACAATTCCCACAAGTCACGAATGTTCAAGTATGAGAAATCACCCATGATGAAATCTCCTTGTTTTACTGCTGTGGTCGTTTCTACACGCAATCCCTGAATCAATTCATCTCCATATCGGAATGGGCGGAGATATTGACCGTTAGCATCCTTAGCCAACTGCATGGACGCATAATCCAATGGGTTCATCAGTACAAGGTTCGGACGATAAGCCATTTCGCTGGTGGATACAATTTGCGAATATGCAGCCACAAGAGCATCAAACATATTTGGCTTCTCAACATAGAAAGTAGAGAGAGAGAATGCCGGCATATCCGATGCAACGCCTTTTATTTCTCCACCAGAGCCATTGCCTGACAAAATTCCCTGCTCTTCTTTGATTCCAAGTTTATTTACCATTTCCGTTTCAACTTCATTGACGAAGCTGGGAAAATCCGACAGCGTTTCCTCTGTAAATTTAGCAGCAATAGCCACTTTGGCAGCGGTTATTGTTTTTTCTGTCAATGTCGCATCCATCAAAGGCTTTAGCCCACCTTCAGGAACCCATGCAGCATCTCCGTCCTTGCTTGTATATTCCGCATAAACCAAAGCCCTATTATTTGTGCTTGATACATTTGCATATTTTCTAATGACGGTTTGCGCTCTCGGATTGACTGATAAATTTGGGTCAACCTCAAGTCCGTAATGCGGAGCAAGGGACCCGGAAGTAATAGTTGCAGCGTCTTTCTTTTCCAGCACAAGATTTAATCCCAACTTATTGCCGGGAGCCGACTGACAAGCCGATTTCAAATCAAGAGACATAACGCCCTTCTTGTCCGCAGCAATATACTCCTTGAGCTGTTCGTGTAGCTGCTCATAAACAGATTTAATCTTTACCTCCCCGTTTTTACCTACTTCGGTAGAAGCCTTTACACGTAAAATGGCATTCTCCAATTCATTAACCTTCTCCTCAAAAGTCTTTTTGTCAATGCCGGCAAAATCCTTTTCCTTGATGTCATTTATGGAATCAGCGGCATCCTTTATGGATTTACGCAAATCTTCCAATTTCACTTCATCCGCAAGATAACCTTTCACTTGTTTTTCAAAGGCTTCTCCCATTTTTTCGTCCAAAGATTCAAAAAACTTCTTGTTTTCTTCGGACAAGCCGGATGTGTCCATAAGTTCTAAAAATCCTAATTTCATACCGATTTTAGTTTTAATAAATTACATAATGATTTTTCTTCCGTTTTGCCATTACTGCCGGCTTCCATCCCTTTGGGTGGAGCAGGTATAACACCGTCCGGCCTAAAAGATGCAAGTGACATTGCTTTGGCTATAATTTTTTGCAAACGCTGTTGCTTGGTTGTACTCATATTTTTACATAACAAGGAAATTTCACCGCTTAAATCCTTATAAGCGTTTTCGTAGTCTTCAATTGACTTCAACCCCAAATACTCAGTTTCTCCATTACAGCCAATTGATACTACCGATATTTCATACAGCTTAACCTCTCTAACAATCAGGGCTTCTTTTTCGTAATCCCATTCGCAATTCTCCCATACATACTCATAGCCAATAGAGAATTGATTAAGCGTGCCTGACTCAAGTTGTTTTATGGCCCTATCTCCAAGTTCAATCTCATCAATGCGCGCCTCAAAATAAAGCCCTCTATCATCTTCTTTCAATTCTGTAATAAATCCCAAAGGCTCTGACATGTCGTGCATCCAAAGGAGTATAATTTTGTCATTTGCCTGGCTTTGCGGCCCTCTTTCATTGATACTTTTTGAAAAGCAACCTTTCAATAGAATATCATGAGCCTTATCCACGTTTCCGAATACAGCAGCGTATCCGCTGATAGTCCGGCTTTCGGGGCTGTATTGGACATCCTTTGAGTTTATGGAGAACAATTTATACTGCATCCCCATCTTATCTTTGTATTTATTTGTCATTGTTTCCATTTTCCTTACTGTTATTGACGTTATTTTCAACAGATGCACTGCTTGCTGCATTGCTATCAAAATCTCCTTTTGGATTATCCGGGTCAATATCTATGTATCTTGCAACTTCTATACGTGCCTCATCATGTGTTATCAAAGACTTATCTATCAATCTCTGTAAGGCATCAGCAACTTTAACCAATGTATTGGCTTCTGTCTCCTTATTGGTTTGAAGGCATTCAACATCTGTAAAATCAATCTTAATAAAAACACCTTCCGGACATATGGCTTTTGAAAGACATTCTGCTATCTTTCGGCTATCTGGAATGATTACGTCCTGATAAGCCTTTTTCCCGGCACTTTCAAGGTTGTCGTATTTGGCATCCGTAAAAAGATTGGCATTTATGCCCATTGCATTGGCAATCTTATCTGTACACCTCTTATCCTCTTCATGAAGTTTTAATTCATCAGCATTAAAATCAAGAGGAAGCCATCCTAATTTGTAACGTGTCACCAAAATGGGATATTCCTTGTTTACTAAGCCATAATCACGTTTAAATCTGTCCTTTATATCCTTTTCATCTTCCGAGGAAAGGGCAACATTTCCCATCTGGTCAGTATAATCATTATAGAGCACGCCTTTAGGACCACCATTTACAAGCAATGTATGGCTTGCAGACATAGAAGCTACCCAGTTTGATATAGGCTGGGAAAGGCTATCTGAAACGGACTCAAATTTGACATCAGCAGTCGCACCGCTATTTATTACTATATTGCTGTCATATATTACAAGATATTCATAGTCCTCCAACTCTAATCGAGTTCCGTTACAGTCTATATATACACTTGATATAATATTTTTCAGTTCGTATTGGCGAAACACCTTACCGGTTCCTTCCATATGGAAAATCTCAGGTGGAATTATCCACATTGCCTTAGGAGTGCTTGTTTTTGTCGCTCTAACAAGAACAATTGGACAATAGCCGAATACCTTAAGACATATTTCAATTTGCTTTATAAATGAAGAGAATGTTTGCAGCGGATTGGGAGCGTTGAGTATATTACGTATATCGGCAAATGTCCTTTTTTCATTTCCATCCTTATCTACCACATAAGGAATACCACGGGACATCATAGAGCCGATTTTATCAACTACAGTGAAGAAAGGCGTACAGGAAACAAGCGCTCCGGCTTTATCCAAATTGTTAGTCATGTCATAATACACTTTCCATTTGGAACGCCTTCCGAACAAATCGGACAAAAACCAGTAGTTTCCTGCTGCATCTCTTTCTACCCGATTTACATTATCATACATCGGAATAGACTTTTTATTCTCTGGCTTCCAAAATTTAGTAAATATGCCCATATACAAAGCAGGAGTGACAGCAAATAAATGCGGCCACTCCCATATATTTAGTGTTTTAGTCCATTAATACGGTTGCGTGCAACTTCACACGCTTGTAGTGACCCTACGTGTGCAAATATATATATTATTTAGACTAATTCCAAATAACAAACATCATTTTTATGATTATTTTTTTGATTTTCTTTTTACTCTATCCGCTATACAACACAATACATACATTGCTTCATAGACATCTTTGCCGTCATAGTCCATTAGATTACGCATAAATAAGGACATTTTATTATCTCTCTTGAATTTAAAATCTCGAATTAGCCCCTTAAATGCTTCAATATAAGAAAGTTTCCCTGTATTTTCTTGCCTTGCCCACACATCACCTATTTCAGCCCTATAATCGCGTATATAATGAAGCATCGCCTGCGAAGTCTCAATGTTTACATCGGCACCAGCGACCAGCGCGGCGATTTCTTTGATGGGAATCAATTCTCCTATATACGCATCGTCCACATATATTGTATCATGTACAACATACGCTTTCGCATACAGAAAACGCCCATTAAGCAGTGGATGTATTTCTACAATTGGAATGCCGGAAAACGCGACTGTCGCAGCCTCATAGCTGTCATATTCAAAATCTCCGCGTTTTTCTACGGTTCCGGTAAGAGCATCTGCCCCATCATCATGTGCGTTTTTCCCGAACTTCCTAAAAGATTTTATCTCTGCATAAAATTCAGGAAAGAGCACTTCCCAACCTTCCGGCATATATGTAAGATTCATAACCTCAGCGGAGCGGGTAAATATTCGAACTTCCTTATTCCCCGACTGATGAAACCATTTTATTTCTGTTTCATTATTGCCCATTATGCGTGATTGCCGCTCTACGTTTCGGGCAAAACCACGTCCACCGTTATTGCTTTCGATATTAGCCACGGTTATTCCGTCCTTAGCAAGCATGGTTGCAACTTTCGGCTCCGTAACCTCCATAGGAGCGTCCGTATACAGTATGCTTAAAATAAAGTTGCCTATTTCTGTATCCACATAATCTATGGAACATAATCTGTCACTGCCCGTATCTGCGGTATCGGTATAATTTTTCCGAATGGCACGGTTGGTATATGGTATTTCCCTATAAGTCTTGAATGTACCGTACATAAGACCTTCTATAGGTGTAGGGTTCTGCATATATTGTGTTTCAAAGACGAATGGATTTATTCTATTAAGATTATGCAATTCATCCAATGTGTGTTTAAATTCCCACAAAGGAAATTCTTTCCCGTCCGCTTCTTTTTCTATGACCGGCAATGAAAGAACAGTCCATTGCCCTGGCTCTGTTTTCATAAGATAGCCGCACAAATCATTCTCATGCAGGCGCTGCATGATTATTACAATCGGGGTGTTTCGGCTGTTCACTCGGTTACGGATAGTAGTTTCAAAGCGTTGGTTAACCTTTTCCCTTTTCACGTCAGACAAAGCGTCCTCCGGCTTAATAGGGTCGTCTATGACAATGGCGCCGGAAAACCTTGCCCCCTTTAATATGCTATCTATTTCTTTTTCTGTTTCTTTATCATCTATATCGTCCACCTCTCCAGCGCCAAATCCCGTTATCTGTCCACCTGTTGACACCGCATATACACCACCGCCAGCTGTGGTACTCCACTTCTTTTTGCTGTCTGTTCCTCTCTTTATCTGGACATACGGGAACAACTGTTGATACTCTTCTGATTTAACTATGTCTCTAATCTCTTCTGAATTATCGTGAGCCAAATCGTCAGAATATGAGAGATGGACAAACTTTGAGGAAGGGTTGAGTGCCAATCCGTATGATATAAAGTTCTTTACGGCTAATTCGGTCTTTCCATATCGTGGTGCAATATTGATTATCAGTTTTTGAATTTTTCCGGAAATAACATCATCCAACGCATTACATATGCGTTCATGGTGTCTGCTCACCACAAATTTGCGCCCTGTTTTACTTTTAAAGAAAAATTTTGTGTAATTGAGAACGCCCGACATACAAAATGCTTGTAGATACCGTACACCGTCCATCATAGCCTTTCTATCAGTTTCTTTGCATCCTCGACACTTATGGGTTTGCTGGTATTCATCTCTATTTCGGTAGGCTCATCAAACCCAAGCATTTTACATATACGCTCAATAGCCTTTATCTTATCATAAAGTTCTATCTTCACATATTCAACATCTACAATTTCCGGAGCATCACTTGTTCCGATATTTTTTTTCAATATTTTGGTGGATATGCTTTTTATTGCTGATTTCTCTTTGTCAGAGAGTTCATCAAATTCTTTACGCTCTATCCATGTGTTGTGCATGCTGGCAATGGATGAGAAAGCTATACCGGACAATTCTTGTAGAATGCGTTCTTTAGTTATATCCGATTTGTTTTTTTGTTCCTCCTGCAACTCTTTGACCCTTTGGGCTACCTTTGGGTTGGACAACAACTTGCAAGATTCTTCCCACACTTGTTTATCTTTCATCTTCTCGCACGAATAGGCACGACGATAGGCATCGGAAGTATTACCGCTTTCGATGTAGTAGTTGCAAAAATTCTCTTGTTTGATTGTAAGTCCTTTCATGTCTTTTCGTTAGTATGGGAAGCATGCCACTTGACATGCTTTTGCAAAGATAATAAAAATATATTGCAATTATAGCGCATATTTTAATGTTCTTAATCATGGCTTATTGGTTATACACTCAACCCAAATTCCCGGCAACACCAGCCACGTGGGTATAGAGTGTCCTTTAGGCGATTTGGCAGTCCGATTTCACCTGAACGTATTGAGCCAAACGGCCAACGGACTTTCCTCTTGAATGGTTCCAAACTCCCGTATAACGACCGAGCCTTTCAAGGGGCGAATGACATCAACCTGCATCCGCTTCGAGGTTTTAGGTGGGGTGACACCCGTACAAGCATCCTCTAAGTGCTTCCTTGCATCGTACTTCCTGCGGTTTCCCGCCCCGTTTTCACAGCCCTCTACAAGGTTCCTTCATCGGTCAGAGGTGCACACACAGCGTCATGACCGATTGTATACTGGCTTTAAATAGAAAGCCCCGTAATAGGTACGAGCTACTACGAGGCAATCATATATAACCTCCATAAGGAGAATGTTTAATCAATGTCTGGTAACATCCCGTACTTGTTACACGGGTAAAAGTAGGAATGTTTTTTTGCACAATCGGAGAAAAGGAACAATCTTTAATATTTACTTTTCATTCTGTCGCTAAAAGGGGCTAAAAGGGAGCAAGAACGCCTAAAAGGATGATATAATAAAAATGATATACACATTACCATCTAATAATCAATATATTATAGATATAGAAGTATATCT